ACCATTGCATCTTCCATTCCCAATCTTCTCCTCATACTTCGCAGCATTCTCTGAGATTGTGGGGAGTTGGTTGGTTATCTTTGGACTCGGCACTCGTCTAGGTGCCTTGGCAATCTTAGGTACAATATCATTCGCAATTTATCATGCCCTAGTTACATCTGGATTTAATATCTATTTGTTAGAACTTCTAGTTCTTTACTGGGGAGCTGCAGCATGTATCGTTCTCAATGGCGGGGGCAATTTCTCACTAGATCATCTCATAAAACGGAGACTCACAAATGATTAAATCTCTATTCACTTTTATGTTCGCTGCACTAATGTGGGTACAAGTTCCACAGTGGAGTGACGATTGGTCTAAGTGTGCAGTAGATGTACCAGACACATCTTGTCATTGGTATATCACAGCACCCGATAGCACTATGGGTGAAGGATTTAGTTGGGCGAATGCCCCATGGTTCAGCGTTGAAGGTCTCCGTGACATTGGAGAACTTCACAACACAGTTCAATCTCTACAGGAAGCATGATGAATAGTTTTGAAGTCACGCTATACTTTATATGCTTTGCTCTCATTGCCGGTGGTGCCTTCGCTATGATGTGGGCTAACATTCAATCTATTAACGTAGAGATGAGGACTCCTAAACCACGTCACCCTGAAGCACCACAAGCAGGTGAAGAGTTGATGTATGTAGATCTATCCAGAGAAAAACTGGAAGATCTCTTTAATAAATAAAAAACAATCAATCGTATCATTATGACATTCACTATTACACTCAAGACAACTGAAGGAGATCATACTATTCAGTGTGAAGACGATCAATACATCCTGGACGCTGCTGAAGAAGCAGGAGTTGATATTAATTACTCTTGTCGTGCTGGTGCCTGCTCTTCCTGTGCTGGTAAAATTGTGAGTGGCACTGTTGATCAGAGCGATCAATCTTTCTTGGATGATGATCAACTTGAGGCAGGATTTTTACTTACATGTGTGTCCTATCCCACATCTGATTGTGTGATTGAAACTGAAAAAGAAGAGGAACTTTACTAATGTCTTGCAATCTTCGCGTTAAAATGTTAGATGCCTTACTTGCTGATGCTCAAGGTAACATTGCCAAAGCAAAAGCAAACGTAGAAGTATACCTACACAACCCTGCCGGTATTGGTGAGCACCCTGATGTACTTGGTGCTATTCAGGAACAATTAGATATCATTGCTCACGAAGAAGAGCGTATTGAAGTTATTCAGAATCACTTTAGTGATCACGAATAGAGGATGTTGTGGTGCTGGATGTCCAGACTGTCCATTCAGACCACCTCCTAGACCGACCACCACTCCTTGACTGGGGTGGTTTTTTATTGTCAAGTTATGGACTCAAAACAAATTGAGGTTCAACCATATGCTATAATAATAGATATAATAGTTACATAAACAATAATGAAATTTATTCGTGTAATAATACTTGCTACGATTGCAGCACTGATTATCTTTTTACCTAAAAGTGCATATGCATTAGATATTGAAATGGGTTCAAATGGGAACTTGATTTTTGAACCTTCTGATGTTACTATCAGTGCAGGAGAAACAATTCACTTCGTGAATAATATGCTCCCTCCCCATAATATTATTGTCGAGGATCGTCCTGATCTTTCTAGAGAATCATTAATGTTCTCTCCCGGTGAGTCGCAAGATATTCTTTTCGCTGATGTTGGCGACTATAATTTCTTTTGTGGACCCCATCAAGGGGCAGGAATGGCAGGAGTTATCCACGTTGAATAATGAAGTATACACACAACTATATGAAAATTTTTCTTGACACTGCCGATACAGAAATTATTAATGAATACTTTAAGACAGGATTAGTTGATGGTGTCACAACCAATCCTTCACTCATCTTAAAGAGTGGTCGAAATCCAGAAGATGTATATCAAGAAATCAAAGATATTGGTGTCAAAGATATCAGTATGGAAGTAATGGGAACAGAAGGTGAGATGTATTGTGAAGGCAAACGTCTTCATGAAAAGTTTGGTGACGTATGCACTGTGAAGGTTCCCTGTACAAGAGAAGGTCTTGCAGTCTGTAAATCTTTATCCGATCAGAACATTAAGGTTAATGTCACACTTATCTTCTGTGCCTCTCAGGCAGTCCTAGCAGCAAAGGCAGGGGCAACATATGTCTCACCTTTTGTTGGACGCTTAGATGACCAATCAGTCGCAGGACTGGAGGTTGTAAGATCCATCTCTGAACTGTATCGAATTCATGGTGTGAGAACTCAAATTCTTTCTGCTTCAATTCGTAGTGTTCAACGTGCTGTGAGGTCATGGTATAATGGTGCTAGCATCTGTACGATGCCACCGAAGGTATTTGATCAAATGTATGATCACATTCTTACAGATAAAGGTATGGAAATTTTTGAGAACGATTGGCAGTCAGTTGTTGGGAGTAATTAATGAAAGTAGGAATGATTGGCTTAGGTCGTACTGGTGAAGGCATGTCCCGCCGTATGATTGAAAAGGGAATTGAAGTCTGGGGTTATAGTAGTACTAACTACGAAAGTGCTTGTGGACAATATGAGGCAGGATATATTAGTGGGTGTGTAACCTCACTAGAGTATCTTGTCCAAGCAGTTAAGTCTGATGGTAAGAAATTTACTAGTGCTGGTAGAATTCCTGGCATCTTTCAGATCACACTCCCAGAGCAAAAAGTAGAAGACACACTTGATGAGTTGCTACCATTACTTGAGGGGGGTGATATCATCATTGATCATAGCAACAGAGACATATCAAAGTGTCAGGAACTTGAAAAGTATTGCTCCAAGTTGGGCATCTCATATATTTTCTCTGGAGTATATGGAGCACCCTATGCTGTTGATGCTTGTTCCAAAATTTTTCAATCCTTATCGCCAGGAAATGTTAAGTGACTTTAGCACATGTCTTACTTTTCGGATCATTACCCTTTCTATGTGCCACCATTTATTTCGGGTACAGAAAAGGTGAAAATATCTACTATGAAAGTGACAAATATGACGGAAATGGAACAGCGCATTAGAATGAGGTATGCGTTTGCCATGTCATCATTTGGTAGAATGTTTAAACCTAATAATATTGTATGTGAGATGAGAGCATTTTGTAGAGAGTGGTCTGAAAATATTAATGAAATACCACCTGCTAAAGACTTGTACCAAGTTGATCGTTATTTTCTAGAACTTTGGAAAAAAAGGGAGACTACTTATGGGCAACATAGCACTTAAGGCAGCACACTTTGCAGCTGCTACACTCAACAATCCTTTTGGGATTGGAACTTTAAGTCTTGCATTAATTGTTGTACCTATTATTGGTATGCATTTAGTTCATAAAAATGGATGGCAGCACTGGGCACCGTTTGACAGTGGCCACTAAAGGTTGTCAACTTAAGTATAAACTCGTAGGCATAAATTTTTGTTTCTCAATTGTATTGATTTGCACACAAATCATCTATATAGTAGTAGAATTGGAGAGTTGAGAAAGGTTCTAATCTTTATCACACAATAAATTATCTGCGGAGGTTTCCATGCATAATCTAATATCTTATAATCAACTAGCGGGATGGAAAGAAAGTTTTAAAAAACTAGGTAAAACATTAGATAAAACAATGGAAGAGTCAGATGTAATTAACGACTATTATGATTGTTTAATTGAGTGTGATGATGACCAATCAAGATGTAAACGTATCTGTCGGGAGGTTTTAAGGGATCAACCTGTTGGTTGATGTTTATTTAACTAAACGTATCATATATGCCTATTTGCAGAGATGCTTTTAATCTGATATACTAAGAGGGTTAGCACCCTCTTTTTTTGTGTCTAGAAGTCTTGAACCAGAAGTGGATGCTCCATCTCTTAATCTAAAGCAATAACTTTCTCCTAAATAAATTTTAAAAGATTTCATTATGACATTTGTAGTTTATTCAAAAGATGGTTGTCCTTTCTGCGTGAAAGTTCAACAAGTATTAAAATTAGCAAAGTTAGAGCACGTTGTATATAAACTTGGAGATGACTTTGACCGAACTGAGTTTTATGATAAATTTGGTGATGGTTCCACTTTTCCTCAAATTCTTGTAGATGATAAATCTATCGGGGGATGTACCGAAACTGTTAAGTATCTAAGGGAACAAAAACTGGTCTAATGGAAAACAACTTTCTAGAAATTAATATTGACGTAGAGCAAGCAATTGACTATGCTTTTGAGGGGAAGTTTGTTATCAAGTTTTATGACTATCTAAAAATTCGTAAGACAAAGAGAGATGAAATTAATCAGTTCATTGAGAGTTCAACTGCCGTAGAAATTAGTAATCTTATAACCGACCTTGAAGAATATCTTGAAGGGGGGAATGATGAAATGCACAAACAACTTCGTGAAGGATATGGACATATTCCAAAACCACAGGCAAGAAAAATCAAAAATTATTTGAATGGTATCTTAGAAGATGCTAGGAGATATAGCAATGATAAACGACCAGGAAGAAGAAGAAAGCAAACTAAATAAATCAAGAACCGAGATAAATCGGGGCGTTGAATTACTACTTCGTAAGAGGAGGACGAAACCAGAATCACCAAAAACCTTTCAGATAAAGTTTGGTAAAATGGTCTCCTTTTTCCGCAGAGAGATTATTTTACACTTGAACTTCTATCTAGATATCAGAAAGAAATAATCTCTGGGGGAGAAGAAAGATGTTAGCAGTAGCACTTACTATCGGCACACTTGTTTCAATAATGTTCTTTTTTGTTGGAGGTGTGGTAGGATGGTTAGCAAAGGAACATTTCTACAGCACAAATATTGTGTATACACATCCAGAGATGTTTGATGAAAATGGAAATGTTCTTCCAGATGAAATTTTAGCAGTGAGATTTGAAAACGATTATGACGAAGACGACAACGACAACGACAACAACTAGAAAAAAAGCAGCACCTAGAAAGAAAGTTCAACTTCCTGCCAATCCTTTTGTCCATGAAGTTCTTGATCTTGTATCAAAGCAACGCTCAAAGGCAAAGAAGGTTGAAATCCTGAAAGAGTATGAAGATTCTTCTATCAAAGCGATTTTTATTTGGAACTTTGATCCTTCTGTGATTTCTGCAATACCTGAGGGCGAAGTTCCTTACAAAGAGAATGAAGTTCCTGTTGGAACTGATCACACTTCTCTACGTAGGGAGTATAAGAATCTGTATCACTTTATTAAAGGTGGTAACGATGGACTTTCTTCTCTACGTAGAGAGACTATGTTCATTCAACTTCTTGAAGGTCTTCATCCCAAAGAAGCAGAAATTATTTGCTTGGTAAAAGATAAGCAACTTCAAACCAAATATAATATTAGTGCGAATGATGTGAAAGAAGCATATTCTGATATTCTGTGGGGAGATCGTTCTTGATGGTAAAAGGTATAAAGGTAATCAACGCTGATTGTGATCCTACCCTATCTGAAGATAAATCTTTACCAAGTAATGCATATCTTGTTGAATATCTTCAGGATGGGGTCACTCATTTTGATATTGTAACCTGTGGAAAACAAGTAGAAATTTTTGACGAATACTACGATAAGTATAAAAAAGATTTCATCAATATTACTCAAACAGAAGGTAGAATCAACCCAAAACTTTGGGGTTATACTAGTCCCGATAAGAAGAAAAAGAAATGAAAGAGGATGAATTGAGGGAGCAAATTAATGCTCTTATTCGCACTGAAATTCAAGATGTTATCAACGATTATGTTGATGAAACTGAAAACCAAGTATTCCGTATGGAACAATCTGGTCTAGGATTTGTAGAATCGGAAGATGACAAAGAATTGAAAGTGAATATTTCAAATGAAGAAGTAGATTACCTGATTAAAAAGTATAAGAAGATAAAAAAAAGTGAGAGATCTAATTTAAATCGAATTAAAAAACTTGATGCTTAACCATGTATAAACCATACTCACCAGAATGGCACAGATACAGATACTTAAAAGAAGCAATTGATAAGTATCTTGATGATTATGTTGATAATGACTTAATCATGAATGACATTTTTAATGTTCTAGAATCTCGTTCCGAAACGGCATTTGGCGATTTCACAAAAATCACTGAACTAGTAGCAAAATTAAGAGACTAAAATGTTATCTACTCAATACAGACTAAGACTAGAATTTATCTGTAAGAAGATTGCACACAAGGAGGAAGTCCAATTAGATGATATGATCTGGGCAGAAAAACTAGCAAAGTCTCATACCCTTGCTAGGGATTGGTTGCAAAAGGCACGGCGACAAGCTGCTCAAGATATTGAGGAAGGTAGTACTGACGATTTTCTGAATAGGATGGGATTAGGCGATCCCGACCCATCCAATCACAAAAGGGGATTTGATAGTGCTGACGACATTAAAGAATGGTTTGGTAGGGATAAACCTGATGACTGGAGGCAACGCGACTAATGCCGAGTGAATTTGATTACGTCGAAGCACCTACTGATGGTGAAGTTGATAGGTGGGGGTTTACACTCAAACCTTCTATCAGTGATAATGAATTAATTCTTATTTGTTTAAGAAATGCTCCTTGCGGTAGTGATAAGAAACAAGTGGAACGATTGATTAAAGATTATGAGTAGTAAGATGATGTTCTTGGTTGCTAATGGTGATGATAGATGTATCAGTCACGATGGTTACATTCAACTTGGAAGTTTCGATCATAGTGTAGAGAAGCATCTTGAGTTATGTCCTGATCAAGAATGGCAGGTAACATATTGGTTGCCTGATCCATTTAGTATCAGATACCCAAGACCAAATTATCAGCATACAATGAAGGCAAACGAAGGTTCTCCTAAAACTGATAATGCTACTGATAGTAGACCAAGAGACTTCCCAGACCAAGCAACTAAAAGATTAGAAAGAACATTATGAAGATGTGGGAGACAAAATGCTCCGGGTGTGGTAGAATGATACCAGCGAATAAATGCCCTCAGATCGGATGCTATGTCCCATCTGAAAACAGATATAAGAATTCGCTCTGCAAACTCTCCCTGACAAGCACATCGTCAAGATGCCCCTAGAGACCTGTCAGATGCTTGCTATTGTATGCTCTGACAAATGGGGTCATAACTTCGGCACTCTTCCCAGAGCAGATGGTACTCCCTATGCTACTGACAAGGGTGCATTTCGTAATCATCCCTGCACTAAATGGGCAAATGAGTTTGTGACTAACTGGCAGTGGTTACTCGCTCATGGACTTGCTATGTGTGACGAGTACACTGCTCGCTACGGTAAGGTCCACACCTGCCAGAAGACCCTTCTAGCAGCAAAAGAGATACTTCCTACTGCAGATCCACAAGGTCGTAGTGGAACGGACACAACTCCTTTTGTATTTGCAGGACCTGATGAGTTCAAGTATGATACAAGCATTGATATCTTTACTGCTTACAAGATGTATATTTCATCTAAACCATGGGTGAAATCAAGGTGTGACTGGAATTGCTATGCTTGCTGAGAGTCATCTTAGTATTCATACTTGGCCAGAGAATGGTATGGCAGTTTGTGATGTCTTTACTTGTGGAGATAGTGCTATGCCTGAAAATGGTGTAGAATATATGAAAGAACAATTGAAGGCAACTGATATTGTGTCTAATGAATTTGTTCGTCCTTTGGAATGACTATTACAGCAAAAAAATTATGGAAGTAATTACATTAGGAAAAGTAAAAACGGTATATCAGGGTGACGATGCACAGCAAGTCATCATTGAATATCATGATAAAGTGACTGCAGGGAACGGAGAGAAGGAAGATCATCCTTTAGGAAAAGGATCTCTCTGTTGCAGTATCTCATCTATAATTTTTGAGAAACTTTCTAAAGAAAATATCCCAACTCATTATATCAATATGGTTGGTGCTAATAAAATGATTTGTAAGAAGGTTAATATTGTTCCACTAGAAGTTATCTGTAGGAATCGTGCTGCTGGATCTATTGTTCGTGAAACAACTTTAGTAGAGGGTGCTCCACTACCACAACCGATTGTTGAGTTCTTTTTGAAGGATGATAGTAAGCATGACCCTCTACTGACACCAGACCGTGTGCGTCTGATGGGATATGATCCAGAACCTTTACCTTTCATTGAGATGACACTCCGTATCAATGATTTCCTTCGTCAAATGTTCTACATCATGGGTATTGATCTTGTAGATTTTAAAGTTGAGTATGGATACACTGCTCATGGAGAGTTGTTACTTGCAGATGAAATCAGTCCTGATAGTATGAGACTATGGAAGATCGGTAGTGATGAAAGATTTGATAAAGACCTATTCCGAAAAGATGAAGGTGATATTGTTCCTGCCTATCGTGAGATCCTTGACCGACTGCAACCACTTGCAATCCAATGAAACCTCTTGAAGTTCATGTAATTTGCCCCTGGTGTGGTGGTAAAGTATGTGATAAGTGTCATAATGGTTGGGAGTGTAATAGGTATGCTGATGAGTTTTATCCTCACACTAATACACCTAACCCAAGTTATGGCAAATACTGTCCAAAATGCGATAGATTTGGAGAATTGACAAAATGAAACACAAAATCCCTGATGAGATTAGAAAGAACTGCTTTGATTGTTTCAAGAGTTTGAATGCTGCTGAGAGAGCAGTTGTTATGTATGGTGAGGATGAGTATCGTAAGTCATTAGATCTTGAGAATGATGATGCTCCCTGCTGGAGGATTCCAAGTAAGGAATCATCAACCTTTGTTGGTTGGAATCCAATGTGTATCCCCACGATGGATTACATAGTATGGAAACTAAAACGTCGTGAACAAATTGCGAAAGGAGAAATTCATTAATGGACTATAAAACTTCTGGTGTTGACATTATTAAAGGTCGATCTTTCGTGGAGTATCTAAAGGTATTGGCACCTAAGATTGGTGGGTTCAGTGGAATGATGGAAGTCCCATCAGGATATGAAAATCCAGTACTAGTATCTGGTGCTGATGGTGTCGGAACTAAAATGAATATCTGTGGGATTGCTGATGATTACAACACTATTGGTCAAGATCTCGTTGCTATGTGCGTCAATGACGTTATATGTTCTGGCATTACAGACAAAATGATTATGATGTTGCTGGTTTCTGTACTGGTATTGTAGAGAAGAATGATGTTATTAATGGTAGTAACATCCGAGCAGGTGATGTAGTCATTGGTATTGAGAGTAGTGGTCTTCACAGTAATGGATACACACTCATCAATGATATGTTGTGGAGACATAAGATTTTCTACAAGGATATGCCTGAGTTGCTGAGACCTACTACCATCTATGCTCGTCTCATTCAGCACCTATTGGATGAAGTTCCTATCCTAGGTATGGCACATATTACGGGAGGGGGACTGCCCGAAAACCTTCCACGATGCCTTCCAATGGGTCTTACAGTTGATGTTGATTATGATGCTTGGGAACGACCAGAACTCTTTAACAAGATCCAGGAAGCGGGAGACATTGCAGAGGAAGAAATGAGAAATGTATTCAATCTTGGTATTGGATTCTGTTTAGTTGTCCCACAAGAGGTAGTAGAACATACTCAAACTTTGATCGCTGATACTCCTTTTGGTATGAGATCTTGGGTTATTGGAGAAGTAAAATGAAAGACAAAATTGACACACAGGGTATGAGTCTTCCTGGTAAATCAAAGAAACCAAGTAGTTATGAACCGATGCCAGTAAAAATCCTATTATGTCAAGTTTGATGATGATGAACTGCGACAGATCTTGAAAGAGATTAGTAATGAAGAAGTGAAAGTAAGAATAAGAAGTGCATTGGGGGAGACTGTTGATCCCATAGATAAGTTCCATGCAACTATCGCATATTATAATAATGAAATTTAAAGCACTAGTATTTGTCCGACTGAGATCACAGGTGGATGACTCTCCTGGCAATGCTGTGAGAGACGCCTGCAAGAGATTGTCTGAATTAGACATCAAAAAACTTAGACTTGGTAAGGTGATTGATGTTTGGTTAGAAGCAGAGACCAGAGAGTATGCTGAGAAGGAACTTGAAATGCTATCTGATAGATTTCTTGCCAACACAGTCATGGAAGACTGGGACTATGAATTGACTGAGATTGAAGACTTTCCTAAAGGTATTGAATAATGGATGATTTTAACACACCAGGATCTAATAAGAGTTTGATGAATGATGATTTCAAAAAACATGTAGTTCAAATTCAACTAGATAATATTGTGAAGGTATTAGATGCTAAAGTAGAACGTTGTCATGTCTATAATAGTGACAATCGAGATGAAGTATATAATCAAATCACCATTACTTACAAAGAAGACACATGCAAGCAGTAATTTATAGTAACGGTAGTCAAGAATGTGAACGAGCTGGTATGCTCTTGAAAAGTATTCACGAAGATTTCCATGAATACTTTTTGGATGAAGACTTTACAGATAAACAGTTTCATGCAGAGTTTGGTAGTAATGCAGAGTATCCACAAATCTCAATTGGACTGAAGCATCGTGGTGGTCTTAAGGAAACCTTGAATTATCTAAACAAATATAACTACAAGTGTTCGTGTTAATACCAAGACACTTGACTAAATAATGTATGAGGTCTATAATAAGACCTGACGTTCATCCCACTCTTGGGTGGGACGCAAGTAAGTCGCGGAACGGAGTCGTTCATCCCATGCTAGAACTATTATTCTATACAACACTCTCATGCACTCAAACTGATGCTATCGTGCTGAAGATTGAGAACAATGCTAATCTTAGCAATCAAGTTAAGATTGAGTTAGTAGAAACCTTAAAGGATTCTGCGCCAGAATGCCAGTGGTATTGGGACGCACACGACTGAAGGAACGGGGATTAAAACCCTAACTTCAGGAGACTGACAAATGAACACGCTTAACCTGATTCGTAAGCAGATTCAAAAAGCATCTGCGCTACATGACGCACAAGTTCTTCACACTACATACCGTGGTGTTGAGTATGATACACGTTGTGTAGAATCAAAAGAGACTCACGGTACATTCTGTTATCGTGGTAAACTTTACGCCAAGTGAAGTTATGGAAGCACTACAAATCGCTGGGAGTATATCCCTCGTAAGTATTACGTTTCTATCTTTGATATACGGAGAACTAATTTTGCTCAATAAATGATAAGGGGGGTTGCAAAACCCTCTTTTTTTGTGTATAATTACTTTTGTGTACGTTTACTTTCATGGACAAAGAAAAACTGAAACTAATCGTAAAAAACTTAGAGTCACTTGTTGAGTGCCTTAAAAGTGAACTATATTCGGATACAGAGTCATATCTAGAGTATGATAAAATTGTAGAGCATATCACTGACTATGATGAAGTATTTTATGATAATGAGGAATATTCAGACTAATGTATGAAGATCTAAATTGTTTTGAGGAGGCACTCAAACATTTCGGAACTAGAGTTGAATTGACAATTGCTCTAGAGATGGGAAGAAAACTATCTGCCGAAGATGCCTACAAAACTATCAAGGAAGAACTCAAGGTGCTTAAAGAATGCCGCAAACAATTCAAAAACAAGAAAGATGAATAATGCAAAACTTATATCAGTAACACCTGATGCAGAACAGCACATGGCATATTGTGCGAGAGTAAGTAATCCGAAGAACCAAGATAACGAAAAGTTTGATGGACTGTTGAAGTACTGTATCAAGCATCAGCATTGGTCTATCTTTGAGCAAGCATTTATGACACTGGAAATCTATACTACCAGAGGACTCGCAGCTCAAGTACTCCGACATCGTTCTTTCACATATCAAGAATTTTCGCAACGCTATGCTGATTCTTCCTTGTTAGGTTTCGATAAGATTCCTCTGCCTGCTCTGCGTCGGCAAGATACTAAGAACCGCCAGAACTCTATTGACGATCTAGATGCATTTGATCTTCAGAACCTGGAACTCCAGATGCAGACTCTGTTTGATTCTTCTATGGCATTGTATAAGCAAATGCTTGACCGAGGAGTCGCGAAGGAGTGTGCCCGTTTTGTGCTTCCCCTGGCCGTTCCAACAAAAATGTACATGACCGGATCAGTTCGTTCATGGATTCATTATATCGATTTGCGTTCTGCTAATGGAACTCAGAAAGAGCATATGGATATTGCAAATTCTGCTAAAGAAATCTTCTGTGAACAGTTTCCTGTTGTTGCTACTGCTCTCGAATGGGTTTCCTAAATATTGACATGACACTCATTTAAACTATGCCAACTTACAGATTTGAAAATACGGAAACGGGTGAAATATTTGAGAAGTGGATGTATATGGCAGAGAAAGATCCATATCTGAAAGAGAATCCACTTCTTAAACCACTTCTTCCAACACAAATGAATGTTGGAGAGGTTGGAGATTGGGCTAACAAACTTATCAAACAAAAACCTGGTTGGAATGAAGTTCTAACAAGGGCATCTAAGATGCCAGGAGCAAATGTAAAGCCTATTACCTGATTTTATGCCACGTAAAAAAGTAGATAATCCAGTACCTTTTGGGATGAGTAACAAACATATGAAAAGAAAAAAACCAATCAATCTTGATTATATAAAAAAGATTGAACCTCTTACGAAAAACCAAGAAGAACTTTTTCGTTGCTATAAACTGGATCAAAACTTAGTTGCATATGGTGCAGCAGGAACAGGAAAGACTTTTATTACCCTCTATAACGCTCTTAAAGATGTTCTGGGTGATCGTAGTCCCTATGATAAGATCTACATCGTTAGGTCCCTTGTAGCTACCCGTGAGATTGGTTTCCTACCTGGTGATCATGAGGATAAGTCTTCCCTTTACCAGATTCCATATAAGAATATGGTAAAGTATATGTTTGAAATGCCAGACGATAGTGCATTTGAAATGCTCTATGGCAACTTGAAGACTCAAGGAACTATTTCTTTCTGGTCCACATCATTTATTCGTGGCACTACACTTGATAATGCTATCATCCTGGTTGATGAGTTCCAAAACTTGAACTTTCACGAACTTGATAGTATTATTACTCGTGTAGGTGAGAACACTAAGATTATGTTCTGTGGTGATGCCACTCAATCTGACCTTACTAAACAGAATGAAAAGAATGGTATTGCTGACTTTATGAAAATCTTAAGAGTAATGCCATCATTTGATATTATTGAATTTGGTCTTGAGGATATTGTCCGTTCAGGTCTCTGTAAAGAATACCTTGTTGCAAAAAATGAATTAGGTCTTTGATGTTTAACCATATTGATTTGAATATTCCTTCATTGGATCGCGAAACCATTGACGGGGTTCGTTATTATAAAGTTCCAGGAGAAGATGGACTAAAGAGGTTAGTTTCTATCACTTCAGTTACTTCTCATTTTAATAAAGAAAAGTTTGCTGCATGGCGTAAGAGAGTTGGTGAAGAAAAAGCCAATAACATCACTCGTAAAGCAACAAGTCGTGGTACAGATATGCATACTCTTTCTGAGTATTATCTGAAAAACAAAGAACTGCCTACAGTACAACCTATTTCAGAGCATTTGTTTAAGATTGCTAAACCTACTCTGAATCGTATAAATAATATTCATGTATTAGAAGGTTCTCTTTTCAGTCAATACTTAGGTATTGCAGGTACGGTTGACTGTATCGCTGAATTTGATGGAGAACTTTCAATCATTGATTTCAAGACTTCAAAGCAACCTAAACCACGCGAATGGATTGATGGTTATTTTGTTCAGTGCTGTGCATATGCATGTATGCTTCATGAACTGACTAATATTCCTGTCAAAAAGTTTGTGATTATTATGGCATGTGAAAATGGTGAGGTAGAAGTTTATGAAGAGTATGATAAGGCAAAATATATTAAGTTGCTTACGCAATATATCAAGAAGTTTGTAGATGATAAGTTAAAACAATATTCTTGACATTAAGATAAATTATTTGTATAATATTATGAGACTTGAGTATAAGAATTTGCACATTACAGTTCTAGGGACCATGGAGAATGAATTAGAAAAAGTATTGGAAAGTAAATTCTTTTGCAAGTCTCGCTTTGCTCAAGAGATAGAAGAACTTGTTCGTGATAATTCTAATATGAATTATATTGATGCAATAGTTCACTTCTGCGAGCAAAATAATATTGAGTTAGACTCCGTACCAAAACTAATATCAAAACCATTGAAGGAAAAGATTAAGTATCAAGCAATGGAGTTAAACTTTCTTAAGCGGACCTCCAGAGCAAAATTGGTCTTTTAATCCATTTTTGGTCGAAAAAAATTCCGGCAAAAATTTTACGCGATTACCTTTTTTATAATGGCACCTTTTGAAACTTATAAAACATATCTTGCTCTAAAGAATCACTTCACTAAGAGCACATATGATTATCATAAGTACAATAAAAAAACCAGAGCAAGTCTCCAGTCATTTTACAAACGTAAGGATAGATTCTGGTTTGAAAAAGTATCAAGACAAAAGACAGAAAAAGAAGTAGAGCACTTTTTCGTTTCTAATTTCATTACCTGTAGCGACCCACAGACGTTATGGATTGGTGAGATTATTAGGAATGGTGAAGGTAACTATAGAGAGTGGCAGAAAAAAATTCAGTCACTCTCTTATATTTTTAAAGGAGAAGTAGAATCAGTTTTTACTGATGTAAACTTTGATTCTTTATTTCATATAGAGGGTTCTAGACATCCAATGATATTAAAGATGTATCTTCGAGGTAATATATCTTTGGAAACAATGATTATATTAGATAGAATTCTTGGATATAAAAGAAAATTTGACAAGAAATTAGATGATCCAGTGTGGCAACTGACATCTATGAAAATGACCAAATATGGTCCTTTTCTAAATACCGATGTATTTCGTTTTAAGAAAATTCTTAAGCAAGTAGTTTTAGGGGAAAGATGAGTTTTTTTGATTCAGAAGTTGTCCGTGCAGAGATGACTGAAATTTCTGAACTTCAAGAGGAAGTTTACAAAAGTGTATTTGATTTTCCTCGTATGAACAAAGAAGAGAAAATACATCATGTTATAATGTTAGAGCGTTTGCTGAATAAGCAAAAAATTCTCTACACCCGTATGAGTCTCTCTGATGACCCAGAAGCAAAGGAAATGAAAAAGAGAATGTGCGATTCTGCTTCTATGATGGGGTTACCCCCTGACATTGATATGAACGTCATCTTTAAGAATATGTCTAATCTTCTAGAAAATATGCGTGAACAGATTGACAAAACAGGTACAGACCTGTAGAATAACGAAGTCCAAACAGACCAAATCCAAACAAACCGAGATAATCCAAATGTCTTTTGCAAATCTTAAAAAACAGTCTCAACTTGGTTCTCTGACCGACAAACTGGTCAAGCAAGTTGAAAAGATGAATAATAATGGCGGTGGAGGCGCTGATGAGCGTTTCTGGAAACCTGAAATGGATAAGACTGGCAATGGTTATGCAGTCATTCGTTTCCTGCCCGCACCTGATAGTGAAGATCTTCCCTGGGTGAAGATGTATTCCCATGCCTTCCAAGGACCTGGTGGTTGGTATATTGAGAACTCTCTGACCACTCTGGGACAGAAAGACCCTGTTTCTGAACACAACCGTGAACTGTGGAACAGTGGTATTGATGCAGATAAAGAGACTGTTCGTAAACAAAAGCGTAAACTGTCTTATTACACAAACATCTATGTTGTGCGTGACCCTGCTCATCCTGAGAACGAAGGTCGTGTCTTCTTGTATAAGTTTGGTAAGAAAATCTTTGACAAGATTCTTGCTGCTATGCAACCTGAGTTTGAAGATGAAGAACCTATCAACCCCTTTGATTTCTGGAGCGGTGCTAATTTCAAACTGAAACTGAAGAAAGTTGCAGGATATTGGAACTATGACTCTTCTGAGTTTGATCGTGTCAAACCTCTCCTGGACGATGATGATGCACTGGAATCTCTTTGGAAGAAAGAGTATTCTCTGAGCACTCTCGTTGCTGAAGACCAGTTCAAGTCTTATGATGATCTGAACAAGCGTCTGAAGTATGTCCTAGGTCAGAAGTCTGCTCCATCTACTGTTCGTGAACAAGAAGAACAGTATTCTAGTTTTGAGCAAAGTACTCCTACCCGTGAAGAGAACGTAATGCAAGAACTGGAGAAATCTTATCAACGTAGTAAGTCTGAACTTCCTAGTGAAATGAAGAATGAACTGAACACACTTAGTTCTGGTTCGGACTTCAATTCACCTGATATCACTCCTTCTAACTCTTCTGAAGAAGATGATGCACTGTCTTACTTCCAACGTCTGGCTGAAGAATAATTATTCGTATAATCTAATATTATCGCCTTTTTTCAGGGTGGGGGTCAGGTATTGATCTCCACCTTTTTTGTATGGCATAATTTCTTCAATGTCATTAAATATTACATTCAAGTATTCTGGTTTTAGAATATAGATATTTCTCTTATCGTCTTCAAGTCTTTCTTCATGTTGGTAATTTGTTACTTCTCTGATGAAAGAACTTGTTGGGATAATCTGATAATAACCTAATGAATCATCATAGTATTCAAAATAATAAGAATTGCCACTAGTTTCTGACTTAAATAAAACTTCTTCTGAATTATTGGAACTTAATGTTGGATTTGCTATTGTTGCTGTTGATGCTAATTCATATGTAAATGCTCTAGCAATATTGTCATTACCAACAGTAACTACACTAGTGACAACAAATCTTCCATTGTATTCATTCTCAGAAACGTTTTCAATGACTACTTCATTGCCAACTTTGAGATTTAAAATACCAACTTTAGGTGTTACTGACACTTTAGTTGATGGAATTACACCATCACCAGAGAATATCTGACTAATCTTACTATTGTTGAATTTAATGAAATTGCCATTGGTATTCCAATTTTTTGGAAGTTTAGTTCCCTTCTTTAATAGAACTGTTCCTGCTGTATTTTTAACGTCTTCACTCACTTCGTAATCATAAACTCCGTTGTATAAATTATCGTAAGTGCCATACTTATCAAGCATCAATTGATCAAATACCAGTTGTGGTGTTGGCCATTCTGATTGAAGATTTAGGATATTATTAGCAAGTAAAACAACCCAATCCAAGGTAGAGTCATTATAAAAACTAAAAGCAACATTATCTGGTCTTTCATCACCTATAATTTGATATTTGGTGAAGAAAGTTAAATTTTCAAAGATGTCTGGACGGAGTTTTCCACGTTTAAATAAATTTTTGACAGTAACATAATCAGATATTGTCTTGTTATCTGCTCGTCTGTTGACGTATTCAAAATTTGGAACTTGTCTGAAGTAACTTGCCATTTTAGAAACCTATTGAATCGGAAGTAAGTCCAAAAATTACCTGATCTGGATTTGCTAGAGGACCTGTGCCCTGATAATCACTTTCAGTGATTGGTAGAAGTTCTTGGAACTGCATTGTAATTCTGTATGCGGTCATTGTTCCATCTTCAAATGTCATAAAGGTATTATCTGGATTATAATCAACACTGCAAGATTTTAAAGCACAGGTTTTAATTCTATTTAATCCAGGATGATCTTGTCCAGTTGCTCCATATACATATCTAATGTTAAACACATTGGGTGTTTTAAGGAATAGATTGTTCGATGATTCTTTAATTGACATTCCTTGTTTAAAGAAACGAATAATTTGTTTAATTTCAGATGCTTCTGATTGACTTCTTGCTGCAAGGAAAAATGAAAATCCAAAAGGTCTTAATTGTGGACCACGGAATAAAAGTTCAGTGTTTGGATTGAAAATTGCACCAGTCGTTCTTGCTAATAAACCTTTGACTTGTAATGCTTCTTGGAAAGCAAGAATTTTTGCTGCACTTACCGTATTACTAAGAACACCAGCTGTATTATTTGTAACAGTTTCTTTTAGTGTTTCTAATCCTTTGAGAGCATCATCAGAAGCCAAAAGACCAAGACCAACTGCCTGAAGAGGATTTATATCAGACTCTCCCCAATTTACAGTATTGACATCTGAAATTTTTGACTGCATTGGTAAAGTCACTGAACCTTCTATCGTTCCAAATTCTCTGCTCTCAGAAAGTGGGTTTGTTAGACCACCTAGAGTGCCCCTTTTAAATTTAAGACCTTTATACTCCAGCATTTTAAACTGGATGTAATCTTGTGTTACGTGTCTTTCTTTTGGATATCTTAGATCTGGATATTTTCTTCTTATTGGTTTTCCTTGTATTCTTGTTGCTGCAGAGATTTCTTGTGGTGCTGTGTCTACGTTGGATGGAATACTGGGGGACAAACCTGTTCTATTTCTTGGGTCGTCTGTATTTAATCCTTCTTCTTTGGTAATTGCTTGCTGTGTCGCAGCAGAGACGGTTGAAAACTGACTCGTTTCTCCCTTATTTTCTTTAGCAACATCTTGTTTAAAAAGTGTTGCAGTATCTTCGGGCAATACTTTATCAACAGCAGATGTATATGTATATTTGTTCGTTTCTCCATCTCTTGTTGCAAGTGTAGCATAATATATTGTACGCCCAGATCTAGCTCCACGGGTCGCAACTTGTTCGGATGATCTATTGCTAGGTTCTAGATTATTAAATTGCTCTTCAGTTACTACTTGTCTAACGACCGAATCCACATTACTCACTGTGCCATCTTCGGCAACATTATATGAAGATACTGTAGTTATGTTTGGAACTCTTACTGTTATAGGAGTAGTTACAGGTCTCCCCGGTCCCTGTCCTCTTCTTATTGTTCTAGTCTGACCAGTATTTAATTCTAAACTAAACGTTTTAGAAACTAAATTTGTTCTATTCAGATCTGCCATCAGACATACATTTTTAGTTATTTATCCTCTTTTTTCCATAAGGTAAAGAACTTAAGTATCTCACTTCGTTTTCTCTTACAATGTGTAGAGAACCCACAACTTCTGCCCAAGTATATTGTCTTATTTGACGCCAATGATAGTTATATCCTTTGAACCCCCATCTAAAGACTTCAGTTACTGCAACCAAAGGATGTTCGTCATACTCTAACTTTGGAGTCTTTGCTTGATATACAAAGGTATAAAACTTACCAGCATCAGGTATTAAGTCAGTTTCGTTGAATATTTGTAGAATATTCATCATTATAAGGTCAGCATCTTCGGCACCTTCAATTGCAAGTGCTTTTCTGAGTTGAGACACTTTGCTAGAAGAAGTTTGTATGTCCTTACCGAAACCCTCTGCCATTACTTGATACCTAGTTGGTCTTCTGTAATAATTTTAAACTCTAATAATCTATCTTTACACCACTCGTCTGCTGCTTTCCACTTTGCTTCATTGACAGCATATGTTTTCACTTCGTTGATATATGTTTTCGTTCTTTTTTTAGTTGTTTGAACTGGTGGTCGGGTTTGTTTCTTAGGTTTCACTTCAATAACATAACGTTTTATTTCGCCAGTCTGCTCTCTTACCTTAATAATGAAGTCTGGAAAGTAACGATGAACTCTTTTATCAATAGGAGAACGATATGGAACGCAAAATTCTTCACTACCCCATTCTAAAATATTCTCATTCAGATCACACCACCGACAAAATTTTCTTTCCCAAGAACTACGACATATGATATTATTAGGGTCACCTTTATATTTTCTTGGATATTCGGGTTTATAACGACTTTTTATCGTTCCTGCCATTATACATAATATATCGGGTCAAATAGTATTTATAGATGCCTGTAGAAGACAACGGTTCATTGAGTAATAGAACACCTGCAGGTTCTCCAGTTCCTGCTAGACAAAATACTGTGGATACTCCAAGGACTTCTGATGGTGGTCCTAGTAATCGTAGAAGAAAACTGAGTGATATTAAGAGTAAGTTACTTAGACCTTCTCTTACGTCTCAGTATGCTTGTAAGTTTGATCTACCACCGTTGGTGAGAACTTGGACGGAGCAAAAGAGAACACCTTTTAATTATCAAAATAGAGAACTTTTAGAGTTATCTTGTTCTGAAGCAGCACTTCCTGGTTCTTCATTGATGACACATGAACTGAATAATGCTTATACTGGAGTCACTGAAAAACATGTATATCGTAGAGCATACGATCAAACGGCAAATTTTACATTCATGGTAGATCATGATTATACTATTATTAAAATTTTTGAAAACTGGATGTCATTTATTGTTGGAGAGCAATTTGATAGTTCAGGTGACAGACCTGGTATAGAGGATCCAAATTACTTTTATAAAGTAAGATATCCCGAACAATATCAAACTGATAATTTATTCATTACAAAGTTTGAAAAAGATTATGCAGATGACATTTCTACTAAAGCATTGCAGTATCAGTTCTTCAAAGCATTTCCTCTTAGTATTGTTACAATGCCAATTAGTTATGAGGCATCTCAACTCTTAAAATGTACGGTTAATTTTGCATATACTAGATATACTATTAGACAAGAAAATATGGCAAACCGTACTCTGAGAGTTACTCAAGAAACCCGTGACCCAGGAATTCCAGGGACTACAATATTTCCTCCAGGAGTTCCTGTTCCCCCTGTTTTAAGACCAGCAACATTTCCGAATGATCCACTTCGAGTTCCAACATCATCTCAAATTGCTTAATAAATAATCATACTGAAATACTCTATAGGATATTATGCCATTACCAAAGATTTCAACACCAACTTATGAGTTGAATTTGCCATCAACAGGAAAGAAAGTTCAATATAGACCATTTCTGGTTAGAGAAGAAAAACTTCTAGTGTTAGCACTAGAAACGGAAGATCCGAAAGATATCACTACAGCAATGAAGACAGTTATTAAAAACTGTATTCAAACTAGAGGAGTTAAGGTAGAAACTCTGCCTACTTTTGATATTGAGTATTTGTTTTTGAATATTCGTGGTAAATCGGTTGGCGAAGAGATTGAAGTTAATGTCATCTGTCCTGATGATGAGCAAACTACAGTGCCCATTGTCTTGAACGTTGATGATATTAAAGTTCAAAAGAGTAAAGAACATACAACCAAAATTCAGATTGATGATTCTCTGATTATGGAAATGAAGTATCCTTCATTGGATCAGTTTATTAAGAACAACTTTGACTTCAGTGAAGAGAATCAGATTGATCAATCATTCCAATTGATTACTTCTTGTATTGATAAAATTTATAATGAAGAAGAAGTTTGGTCCACTGCTGATGTGACCAATAAAGAAATTACTGACTTCTTGGAGCAAATGAACTCCAAGCAGTTTAAACAGATTGAGAAGTTCTTTGAGACGATGCCTAAGTTATCTCACGATATTAAAGTGAAGAATCCAAATACTGATGTAGAAAGCACAGTTGTACTGGAAGGACTTGCAAGTTTTTTCGGGTAGCCCTGGTTCATATGGACCTTGAAAACTTCTACAATCTGAATTTTTCCTTAATGCAGTACCATAAATACTCATTAACAGAGATTGAAAATATGATACCGTGGGAACGTGATATTTACGTTGCTATGTTGAAGAATCATTTAGAAGAAGAAAAACTAAAGCAGCAACAAAATGGGTCCTGAAGAACTAGACGATCTACTGACAAGTATAAGGGCAGAGGGCAAGAAAGAACGCTCTGCTCTTGCTTTGTATAAGGGAACCAGGGGCACCGATTTAGTTAATGAGTCTATAGATGAAAGAGTCGTAAACATATTAGGTTTAGGTCAAGTTTTTGATATTGACTATGCAACCTATCTTACATTATTAAAAGAGAAACTCGTACAAGTTAGTATGGGTGGTGGTTCTCTTGCGAGAGAGGAGCAAATGCTCTTGCAAGATGAATTTAGAAGAGTAAAGGGTAAGGTTGGTAGATTTAAGATAAACAGAAGAACTGTTAATGCTGGTGCTATTACAGGTTCTACACCACTAAAAGTAAGTAAAGATAAATTCTTCCTGACTAGCAGTGCAGTAATACCAGAAAATCCTGGTGTAGCAAAGGTCAGTGAAGACTTAAAAGGTATTCACGAAGCTCTTGATAAACTTCTTGGAGAAATCAAAGCAGATAATGCAGAAGAGAAGAAACAAGCAGAATTAGAGAGAAGACAAAAGATAAGAAATCGTAGAGTTGCTAGAGAAAAACTATTAGAGAAAAGTCAACAAAAAGTATCTAAAGTAGTTAATAAATTATTTACTCCTGTTCGTGGAATATTAGATAGTATTTTTAGATTCCTTTTCTTTGGATTGTTGGGTAGAAGTTTCCAGTCATTTCTCAACTGGTTCTCTGATCCTGCGAATAAGGATAAGGTTAATAGTATGTTTAGGTTCTTAAAGGACTTTTGGCCTGCAATATTAGGTGGACTTGCGTTATTCTTCACACCTCTTGGTGGTTTTATAAAAGGTATTGTTGGAATACTTACAACACTTGGTCCAAAACTTTTTGGGTTAGTTGCGAAGTATCCTAAGATTGCAGCAGCACTTGCTATTACAGGAGCAGCAGTGGAGGGTGTAAGAAGAAGTAGAAATGCGACTCAAGATATATTAAAAGAAAAAGGAATGGAGGATGCGACTCCAAAAGAGCAAGCAGATGAACTTTCAAAACCTTTTAATATTTTAGATACATTTACAAGAACAATAGTACCTCCTAGGGAAGGGCCCCCAGTGCAGGCTCGAGCAGATGGTGGCAAGATTTATAATATAGGGAATTATTTTGGCAGACCAATTGAACGAGCATCTGGCAAAGTAACATCTACAACTGGCACAAAGATTAAAGGTGCCGGACCAGATACACAGTTAGTTGCAGCACAACCTGGTGAGTTTATTATTTCTAAAAATGCTGTGAATACTTATGGTTCTCAGTTCTTTATGAATTTGAATAAAGAGAGTGGTGGAACTAATATTCCAAACTTTGTCAATAATATTCAATTTGCTCAAGGTGGTGGAATGGTTGGTGGAATGGTTGGTTCTCCAACTTCACAAAAAATGAGTGGTGGAATGATGGGACTACCAACTAGTATGATGGAAGTTGGTAAAGGTATTGTTTCTAATAATGATCGTTTTGGTGATAGATTGCCAATGATTTCAGAACCTAGCAGAAAAATTACTTTACCTGCAAAGTCTTTGATGATGATTTCTGATGAAAAGAGTTCTGATAGTTCTGAGACTTCTTTAGATACTCAGATGTCTTCTGGTGCTTCAATGAATACTGCTGTAGCAGTAAGATATAATGACAATATGATGTCTCCTGTCCAAAGGATAACATTGCCACCAGAACCACCAGTTCGTTCTAAGAAACCAAATATGACAGTACTTCCTGAAATTGTTAGAAACTCTGCTCCGCAAATGCAAGCATCTGCTTCTGGTTCTTCTGTTCCTAGTTTCTCACCATCGCAATCAAATGATACTAGACAACTGAACTTTGCTGTCTACGGTATAGAGGGAATGAACTAATATGAAAAAAGTTAATCCTAAAAGACTATTGCCAGCACCAGTTGCTAAAAATCAAGCATCTTTTTCGCAAAAGTTTCTTGTTCCTGCATCTAGAATAACAACAAAGGACTTTGCTAAAGTTGAAGATAGTGTTTCAACTCCACAACAGAAAGAGTTGAAGGGTCAATCATTATTACTTAAGAGAAAATTTATTTCTCTAACAAAACTTTTTGGCGAAAAAACAAACCTTGAAAGAAATAAAAATAGACGAAGAAGAATAGAATTAGAAAAAGAACGAAGACAGAAGAGAGAAGAAGAAAAGGAAAGTAGTAATACTAAATTTAATTTTGGTGCAAGTCTTCCAAAATTAAATTTACCTAGAACTGGATTCTTAGACACCATAAAAAGATTTTTACTTTATGGATTACTTGGATTTGCGATAGACAAATTTGGTCCACTAATTCCTGCGTTGCTGGGAATGGTGACCAAACTAAAACCAGCGTTTGAGTTTTTCAAAAATGTTACCGTTGGAATTGTTGGTGGTGTTGTAAACTTTATCGACGCTTCTTATAAAGCATATGATTTCGTAAAAGGAAAAGTTCAAGAAATTATTGGACCTGATAAATCTGATGATCTTAATAGTTTTACTGATAATTTAGGTAAGGTTTTAAACGGTGCTATTATTGCAGCAACTGCAATTTTAGGTCTTGGTGGACCATTAGGAAAACTTGGACTTGATAAAGGTAAAGCTGGTGCAGCAGCTGCCGCATTAGGTTTAAGTGGTGCTGGTCTTTTACAATTTAGACAAAAAATTACCGACGAATCTAAAAGAAAAAAAATACAAACTCTTTCTAGAAGAGGAACATCTAGAGATCGAGTTATAGAGAGATCTAGAGATGCAAAGCGAGCAGCCAGAGAGGCAAGGTTCGAGGAAGAAAAAGCTGAAAGAGAATTTCGCAAAGGGAAAGGTAAAATAACCAGAGGATTTTTTGACCCAACAAGAACGGGCGAACCTACTAGAGGAACTTTTGCAGAACTCACAAAACGTCCTGCTAGGAAAATTTTAAAAGCAGAGCGTGACCTTTTAAGAAAAGTTACTATTGGTGGATTTGGTGGTAAGCAAGATACAAGGACTTCAGTTCAAAAAGTATTTGACGCTAGAGCAGAAAAGTTTGTAAAATTGAGAAAGAAATCCGTCAAAGGATTACCTATAACAAGCAACATTAAAGATATGTTTAATGATGAATTTGGAATGATTGCAGATGATGAACCAAGAAGAGAAACAAGAAAATCAGAAATTAGAAATATCAAAAAAGGGCAACCAGTATACAGTCCAAAACTTGGAAAAAGAACTGTTGAACTTGCTATTCCTGGTTTAGGTAGAAAAAGATTTGCCCCAGATGTTGCTGATGCCTTGGAGTATATGGCAAAGAACTATCCTAAACCTGTTCAAGAGTTAATTCTTGAAAATGCTTTTAAAAATCCAGAACTTTATGGTAGTGAACTTACAGCTGCACGTAGAGAAATGCAGCGAACTCAGGGAGTGGGTGGCAAAAAGATGCCGAAGGCATTGTCTCCTGCAGAAGTATTAGCGAAAGGAAAACCAAAGAGAACTCCTCTCATCCCTGACCCTACATCATCTAGAATTCCATCAAAACTTAAAAATATTGCCAAACCACTTCGTGGTATATCAAAAGGTCCACTGAAGAATATTCTTGGTCCACTTGTTGGTGGTATTCTTGACTTTTTCCTAAGTCTTCTTTTTGGTGATCCATTAGGATTGGCGGCTGCTGGTGCTGTCGGTGCTGGTGTTGGTGCTGCCCTTGGTGGATTTATTGGTGGATTGTTAATACCTGTTGCCGGTGGATTTATTGGTGCTACTGCAGGTGGTATCGGTGGAGATATCTTGTTTAGGTCTATCTATGAAAGTCTTGTGACTAAAACGAAAACCGACGAAAGACTTAAAAAACTTGCTGAATCGTCTGATAAATCTAAACGCAAACCATCAGCAAAACCAATAATGCCATCTGAAGAACAGAAAAAATACTTTGGTGTTGATCCTATTGTTACTAGTAGATTTGGTGAAATGAGAGGAAATAGACCTCATGGTGGAACTGATATTGCTGTTCCAACTGGAACTCCTTTAGTTGCTGTGACTGATGCTGTTATTGTTGATTATGGTGATTTAAGTCGAAGTGATGCTAAGAGTGGACAACCTGGTGGATGGGGCAACTTTATAGTATATAAAGATGCTAACGGTTATTTTCATTTGTACGCACATCTTAACTCCATTGTTAAAAAATCTGGTAGTGTTAAGAGGGGTGAAAAGATTGCAACTGTTGGAAACACTGGTAGGTCTACTGGTCCTCACTTACATTGGGAAATTGGAACTGGATGGACTGGAAATACGATGGAAGGCACGAGCGATCCTTTGAGTTATTATAGTGTAATGGCACCATTTAGATTATCTGGTGGCAAACAAAAGGCAAATGTTACTCCACCAAACAGAAATGTTGCTAGTGGACTTGATAATATGACAGATTATGAGAAGGGTGGCGATACAGAAATTGCTTTACTTCCTATTGTAGATCAGATTGAAACGATGTCACAATCTCCTTCTGGAGGTGGTGGAGTAATAGTATTAAATAGTAATACTCCAAGTATATTTGCACCAGCGTTAATAGGGTAATATGTCATTTACAAAAGCAGCGGAGTCTGGTAATATTACCAGATTTGAAATATATCCTAATTTATTTAAAAGCGAATCTGTTGACGAAAAAAATAAAAAGAAACCAACTTCTTTACTAGGTGGTACTGTTGAGTTATATTATTATGAAAGTATCTTTGAAAATAGTATAAAGATAACTACACAGATTGTTGATACAGGAAATGCTCTGCCAGCAGACGATGGAACTGGTGGATTTGTAGAACTGCTTGATGGTCTTAAAGTTGGTGGTGGAGAAAAAATATTCTTGGACTTTGAGGATAATCAAGGAACAAAATTAAAGTTCTCTGAAGAAAATGCATTATATTTAAATCAACTTCGTAATACAACAAACGATTACTCAAAGGGTAAAACATTTACAATTGATGCATCATCAAAAGAGTTTTTTGATAATGAACTAACTCGTGTTGAAGAGAGATATGATGGAAAGATATCAGAGTCCGTTAAAAAAATTATGAAGGAAGTTATAAAAACTCCAAAGAACTTAGATGGTATTGAAGATACTATTAATAGCTATAATTTTATTGGTACAATCAAAAAACCATTCTGGACTATCACTTGGTTGGCTAAAAAATCTATTAGTAGTAATCAAGGAAAATCTGCTGGTTATCTTTTCTTTGAAACTTATGATGGATTCAAATATAAATCCCTAGATACATTATTTGGACAAAAACCAAAGAAAAAATATATTTACAATAACACTGCAAAAGTTCCAATCGGATATAATGGAAAAATATTAAATCCTCCTGTTGTAAGTACAAACATTCACTTGCAACCTAAATTGATGATGGGTACTTACAATAATGAACATAAGCAGTTTGATTTTTATGCGAGTAAGTTTGAACTAAAACCATTTGACTTCCATAAACAAGAAGAAGGTATTAGACCTGCTGGAAGAGATTTTGAATTCGTAAACAGTGAATTTACAAGCAAACCATCAAGAATTACTTACAATATATCTGATATTGGCGGTTTGCCTGTTGGCGTTACTTTGAGTAAACAGTTGGAAAGATCTAAAGAAATAAACTTAGAAAGACAAACCATTACCAATCAAGCAAATATGCGCTATAATCAACTTGGAACTATTCAAGTTCAGGTAATGCTTGTCGGAGATTTCTCCCTTCGTGCTGGTGATGTCATAGAATGTGATTTCCCAGAACTTTCTTCTAAACCAAATCAAGAACCTAGCAAGAAGATGAGCGGCATATATATGATAGCAGATGTATGCCATCGTATTACCTCCCAAAGTACTCTCACATCAATTAATTTGATAAGAGATTCTTATGGTCGAAAACCCAACGCATAACGAACTATGTCAGATAAATCAATTCAACAACATATTAATGATGATAAAGGTGAACTGGATAACCCCAATTTAAGCCCGCAACGTAGGCGTCATATTGAATCAGAACTTGGCGAACTTGAGCAATATCAAGGAAATCATCCAAACGAAGACCACGATCCCACTCCACTTGAAATGTATTGCGACACCCATCCTGATGCCGATGAGTGTAGAATATATGAGGATTGATAATGCTTGAAGCAACGTCCACTGGATTTAATCCTGAATATATTGGTATCCTTCCAAGATGGTTTGGAAGGATAGTTTCTAGTGCAACCTGGCAAGATAACATTGTTCCTAACACTTTCTCTGATACTGGAGATGTAAAGGGTTGGGCATTTAGATATAAAGTTAGAATCTTTAGTTGGAACACTGGAGATCCTGGAGTTGTTTCTGACGAAAAACTCTTGATGGCAAATGTTGTTCTTCCAGTAACAGCAGGATCTGGTCACGGTGGATATTTTGAAACCCCTGCACTTGCGGCAGGAAGTGTTGTAACAGGATTTTTCCTTGATGGAGAAGGTGGTCAGGAACCTTATATTGATGGCGTTCTTGCAAATGCAAATGATAAAGTTCCAAAGAAGCAGGGAACCGGACCTATTGCAGGATATCAACAATTCAATGATACCTATGGTCCTAAAGCAAAAGTTGCTGACTTTTTAATAAAGACAAACACATCACCAAATACTGATACAGCATATATTGCAAATTTATTAAGTGTAGCAAGAAAAGAAGATCAAGAAGATAAAGATGTAAAAACTTCTCTGGCATCAACACGAAAGTGTAAGAAGAATAACTCTGAAATGAAGGGTATTCAACTTACCATTAAGAATATGATTAATGAGGTTGAAAAGGCAAAGAAGAAATTAACGAAAGCACAAGGTTTTATAGGAGAAATAAACCGAATTACATCTCAAGTACGTGGATTTTCTTCACGCGCTGCTCAAGAAGTTGCTTCGTATATGAAGACAATTATGGGTGGTGTTCGTGGTTATGTATTGAAAAAAGTAAAAGCAGGAATTCAAGACGTAGCACCATTTTTATTTCCTACTGATATTCCCAAATTACAACAGCAATTGAGTGAGAGTTTAAATGGATTGTCTTGCGGTTTCGCAAAAATAGTAAATGGATTGCAAAAAACTTTTGAGGGACTACTTGATTCCATTCTAGGTAAGTTTATTAACGCACCAATGTGTGCTATAGAAAATATAGTTTCTAAACTTGTTGATGGCGTTCTCGGGCAAATCACGGGTCTTATTGATAGTGTTGTTGGACCTCTTGCATCTTTTATTACGGGACTTACTGGTAAAGCAATGAACCTGATTGGTAGTGCATTTAATGCTCTCAATATGGTAATGGGTATTCTTACATTCTTCCAGTGTGATGAGGAACCATCTTGTTCTGAGTATGACGATATCAAACAGTCTGGACAATCAACTGATGGTGGAGATGCTGATGGCCAAGGTCAGAGTTCAGATGATACTAATGCAAATATCGTCGATGGTGCTAATGAAGAAAAACCAACTCAAAGTAGTATTGATGAAGAAAGAGTAAACGAAAGACAGGAGTTCTTAACTACCACTACTCAAGAAGAACTTGATTTAATTAACGAAGAGCGGGCGATTGGTGGTCAAGAACCACTCACTTTAGATCAAGTCCAACAACCGCAGACATCTGAATCTCAACCTGTTCCTCTTCAAGTAATACCATTTGAAGAGAACCAGCAGGAACCAGAAAGACAAATACGCAATCAACCATCAGTAACCGACCAAAGTAATTTAACCGATGACCAGATTGAAAGTGAAAAAGCAAGACGTTTACTGGCGGGTGAAGAAGTTGATGGCGTCACATTTGAATTAGAATAGGAGAATATAAATGTCACTTTTAGATCTACAAAAATTTATACCAAGAAGTTCAGTTAAGGTGTCATACTATGATACTGATGGAACTTTAGTAAAGGATGCCACTCAAGATCAGGCACTTGAAGTTGAAAAACTGAATCCTGGAACTAAATTCTTTCATAGAAATGGTAATGGTAGTCTTAGTGAACTTGGAATAAATCAAGTTATTAATTTAGACCCAAAGAATCTATTACCTCAAGGTCCACCTTGTCCAACATCTCCACAATCTTGTGGTCCACCAAAAGTAAAAATATTTGGTGGTAATGGTCTTGGTGCTATTGCTAATGCAATTATTAGTCCAAATTCAAATTCCATTATTGGTTTTGATATTGTAGATCCGGGGAGAGGTTTTTTAAGTCCTCCATATGTTGAACTGATAGATGAATGTGGGAAAGGTCAAGGTGCTGCAGCAACAGCAATCATTGGACCACTTGATGGTAGAAATGGAAATCCTACTGTATTAAATCCAGTTACAAACAATCCAGAAATTGGTGTGATTAGTGTAGTTGCAGATACTCCTGGTGATGGTTATATTGATAGACCAGATGGAAGTTTTGGTGGTAATGAAACCGTCTGGGCAGAACCAGACGAAGGATACATTATTACTACTGATGGAACCTATGTTGTAGTACCAGAAGGTGTTAATCCTCCAGATAATACTGCTATATACTTTCCACCAAGAGTAACTCCTGATAGAGATGACACTCAAAACTTTCCTCAAACTTCACAACAATATCCAGTTATCCTTGAAATTGGTGATGTTATAGTATCAGATCCTGGATTTGGATATGAACCTGGTGATACTATTAGCGTCACTCCTGATAATGGTGCGGTATTAGAACCAATTATTGTAGGAGATTCTGTCACTGGAGTTAGAATTAAAGAACCTGGAGTAGGATTTAATGATATCCCAACTATTGAAGTTGTGTCTGACACTGGATATAATGCAGAATTCAAACCTGTTTTTAGAGTTGTTGATCCAGAAACAATAGATGAGATTCCAGATGGAGCACAAATTATTCAAGTTATCGATTGTGTAGGTAAAGTCTAATGGCAAAGTCAATAAATTACGAGACCAAAGTAAAAAATACCAAAGACGGTTCTATTGTATTTGGACATATTCATGAAGACCAGGTAAAATCTTCTCTTTTGTTGCACGGACAGAAGGCAAAAGATTACATCACAATAGACCAGACTGCTCCAAGAGAGGGGTGGATTAGTTCTAGATGTAGAGGAAGATATCAAGTTGTTTCTGGAGACATTGTTCCGAAAGGGCAACCTGCAATGTATTTTGATGCCAAGAGTGGTGATATTGTTATCAAAACAAAGGGTCGTATCCGCATGGAAGCGGAGAATATTGACATTATTGCAAAAGGAAGCGATAATAAAAATGGAAATATTACAATTGATGGAAATGAGAGTGTAAACTTAATTTCTAGAAAAGTTGATATTACTGCTGATGAACTGTTCAATGTTATTTCTGATGGAACAGTTCAAATGACAGCAATAAATATTATGAAAACTTACGCTAATACGTTTGAGAAATTAAGTGGAGTTGGCGAGAAACTATTAGGTACAACCTCTTTTTCAACTTCAATTGATACAAGTAAATTTGAAGGATAATTAAAACTATGAGTTCAGTACACCACGGACCAGAAAATCTATCTGGACCATTATATGTAACTAGTGAAGGATCAAAACCGAGACCTATTGTAGATACTGTTGGACAACCCATTACTGGTGCTGCATATTTACAAGGTCCAGTTCAAATTGGGAAGGATGGGGATTTTCCTTCACGTTGGGCTACCTTAATGGTTGGTACACTTGAGAATAATCAATCAGAATCACCTATTATTCCTGGTGCTCTCTGCACTGGTCTTAATAATCCATATTCTTTGGGTGTCATTGGTGATGCTGCTATTCTAGATAACCTTGATGTATCAGTAAGTATTGCTGCTGGTAAAGATATTGTTGCACAGGGTGAAGTGATGTCACGTTGTGGTGGACACATCTTATCTGCAAAGAAAAACTTTGATATTCCTCATCCAATGAGAGAGGGTTGGAGACTGCGCCACACCTGCCCTGAAGGTCCATCAAACGATGTTTACACACGCGGTAGAATATCAGGGAAAAGAGAGATTGAATTGCCTTCATATTGGAAAGGACTTGTAGATGAGAACTCATTTACAATTACATTAACTCCTATTGGATCTCATCAGGATGTAATTGTAAAGAGATGGGACGAGCAGAAAGTATATCTTCAGTCGAAAGGTAATATGCCAATTGATTGCTTCTATCAAATCTTTGCAGAAAGAAAGGATGGAGAAAAACTAATTGTTGAGTATCTTGGAGAAAGTCCAGCAGATTATCCTGGAAACAATGATGAGTATTCAGTTTCTGGTTACCACTATGATAAAAAGGAGAGTGAATAATGCCTGAAAATTTTGAAGAAAGATTGATAGGTAATAAAAACTGCGATGAACCTATTGTAGGAACCAAACATCCTGACTTTGACTATATTCATAGAACAACTACAGGAGATGAAGATTATCCTGAAGATGCTTGTGAAAGATTTCTTCAAGCTAATGGAAAATTTGATAACCTACAAGTTACTAATAATGTAACTGCATCTACTTTTAATGGATCAATCAACGTTCAGTCTTGGAAAGGATTTGACATTAAGCACCCAAATAAAGAAGATCATCGTCTGCGTCATATTTGTCTAGAAGGACCAGAAGCAGGTGTTTATATTCGAGGTAGATTGACTGGTTCAAGTACAATTGAATTGCCATCCTACTGGAAAGGACTTATTGATCTTGAATCCATTACAGTTTCCCTTACTCAGATAGGTTCATCACAAGACTTAATTATAGATGGTCTCGAAGACTGGGGAACAAAGGTAAAAGTGAGGTCTGGAAACGCATCTGCCATTGACTGTTATTATACTATTCAAGCATCCCGTATTGATGGTGAGAAACTCATCGTTGAGTATGAGGGTGAAACACCAGCGGACTATCCAGGCAGCAAAGACCAATTCTCTATCTCTGGATTTGACTATTGACAACACCCCCTGGATGCTCTATAATAAGCAAGTAATCAAACGAACCCCATGCAAGACGACTACCTCACACGATGCGTTGTAGATCCCGTAAAACGTAAGTTCTATCTGTACTCTGGGCAAGGTGACGAGAAGGTTGTTAACTGTGAAACCATAGACCAGTTCATGGGTGTGCTGGAACTATGTCGTGCTGTGCTTGATGAAGACACACTTGCGTATGCATCTCCATTATGAGACCCGAAACACGCGAATCAATGGAAAATCTTTGGTCCGCAAAATGGAACTTACCAAAGGCAGCAAAAAATGCTAACCTTACTGAGAAGGAAATGAAAATCACATTCAATGAGTATTGTGCATTTCATCCTCCAATCTACAATCCTGATGGGAGTGTGGCGGAATCGGTAGACGCACCAGACTTAAAATCTGTTGACCATTAAGGTCGTGGGGGTTCAAGTCCCCCTACTCCTATATTCGTGGATAAACAATTAGTGAGTTAGAGTAAAATTTTCAAAAAAGATTAATCTGCTAATTAGATTATAAAGGAGATTCTATGATTATAAATCTTTGGTATAACAAATGTATAAATCAGTGGAGATGGACACTTACCGATCCTCTAGAGAACTTGGAGCAACACTCTGGTGGTCAAGAAGAACTCCGTGATGCAATGAATGATGTTGCAAATACTGTAGAGTATATTTTGAATAGTGAAGAGTGATTTTTATATTGATAGAGTAAATAAAAAAACTTGAGATCTTGTGGGATAAGGAGAGTTATGGTATAATATAGTTTCCTTCCGTGTGAATAGTGGCACATTGTGCATTCTAAACCTCTTTTTTAAAGAGGTTTTTTTATGGATAAATAATCTATAACGGAACTATAAGTAGTAATAAGATGGGTCTTTCCAGATTAGATAATTTTCTGAAATCGGTTCGCGGAACTATTATTTACGTTGATCCAAATAGTATCGATGCCACAGATAGTATTGAAAACCAGGGTAATAGTTTAACTAGACCTTTCAAAACTATTCAAAGAGCACTGATTGAAGCATCACGTTTCTCATATCAGAAAGGATTAGATAATGATAGGTTCAACAAAACTACTATCATATTATATCCAGGCGACCACGTTGTCGATAACAGACCTGGATGGATTCCTGATGGAGTAAATAATTTTCGATTGCGAAATGGTTTAACGTCTAATGATTTTAATCCGTTTGATTTGCAGACTCAATTTGATCTTTCTCTTGAAAATAATGCATTATATAAACTGAATAGTATTCACGGCGGTGTTATCGTTCCCCGTGGCACGTCTATCGTTGGTATGGACCTTCGTAAGACAATTATACGACCAAGGTACGTTCCAAATCCAGAAAATGCAAATATTGAAAGGTCTGCAGTTTTCCGTGTAACTGGTGGTTGTTATTTCTGGCAGTTTAGCATTCTGGATGCTGATCCAAATGATATCTGCTACAAAGATTACACTACAAATGTTTTTGTTCCTAACTTTTCTCACCATAAACTCACTGGTTTCGAGTATGCTGATGGCACAAATAATGTAAGTATTAATGATGATTTTATCAGTGATTATTCTACTGATAGAACTGACCTTAAAATGTATTATGAGAAGATTGGTATTGCTTATGGACCTTCTTCTGGTCGTAAAATTGAACCAGATTATCCTTCTTCCAGTCTGGATATTCAACCTAAGATTGACGAATATCGTATTGTTGGTTCTAGAGGAACTGAAGTCGGTATCACTAGTATTAGAGCAGGTGATGGTGCAACTTCAACTACTACCATTACAGTCACTCTTGATGAAACAGCAAAACAATTTGACACCGATACTCCTATCAGAATTAATGGAGTAGGTTCTGCTGGATATGATGGACAATATGTTGTCTTTAATAAAGTAGATTCAACGAATATTCAATATAAAGTACAAAACCCACCAAGTAATGCACTACCTACAGTAACTAATGCAACTGCAAATGTTTCTGTAGATACCGTTACTTCTGCATCACCATATATCTTTAATATCTCTATAAGATCTGTGTATGGTATGTGTGGTCTCCATGCCGATGGCAACAAAGCATCTGGATTCAAATCTATGATGGTTGCTCAGTTTACTGGTATTGGTATTCAGAAAGATAATAAAGCATTCGTAAAATATAATTCAACTTCTGGAATCTACGAAGATTATACTGTATCTGGAAATGATTCATTATCAACAGATTCGGCAGCTCGTTACAAACTAGATTATTCAAACTTCCACATTAAAACTTCAAATGATGGATACATTCAGGTAGTTTCTGTATTTGCTATTGGTTTTGCAGAACAGTTCATATCTGATAGTGGTGGCGACCAATCAATTAACAACTCTAACTCAAACTTTGGTTCAGTTGCATTGAAAGCATCTGGATTTAAGAAAAATGCGTTTTCTAGAGACGATTTTGGATATATCACTCATATAATTTCTCCAAGAGAAATTGAGTCTACAGAAAAGAGCGTTGAGTTTAATTCGATTGATGTTAAAAAGGTCGTAGGTTTTGCTAATACTAGCAGAATGTACCTTTACAATCAAACAAACTCTGCAGTAAATCCTGACCACACTGTTGATGGTTTTAGAATTGGTGCAAAAGAGAACGATACACTTAATGTATTAATTTCAAATAGTGGTGTTTCTACTTCATATTCGGCACGTATCATTATGCCGAATACTGAATACTCTGGAACTGAAGTCTCTTCCAAAAAAGTATCTAATGTAGGTAAAAGTTCTGCTGGTATCAATAGCATTACTTCAAATACTCTTACCTTTGATGCCAATCATAATTTAATTAACGGTGAAAATATCCGTATAATTAGCGAAAACGGACAACTTCCAGATGGAATTACTAATAATTCTATTTACTTTGCAATTACCTCTGGAGTCAACGCTGACCAGATTAAAATCGCAGAAACTTTAAATAATGCTCTATCTGATACTGAAATCATCATCAACAATAAAGGTGGTATTCTTAAGGTAGAAAGTAGAGTATCCGATAAGAAGTCAGGTGATCTTGGACATCCAATCCAATACGATACTTCTGCTTCACAATGGTATGTGAATGTTGCTACCGCAACAACTGAGCAGGGATTATATAATGCAATTGTTGGTTTGGGTTCAACTTCTCTTGGTGATGCAACTTCAAGATCTTTCATTAAGAGAATTCCTGATGAAAGAGGATTGATTGACACGGTTTATCGTGTTCGTTATGTTATTCCTTCTAATGCAAGTATAACTGCACGTCCACCTTTAGATGGATATGTACTTCAACAATCTAATACTTCTATTGGTGCAACTGATACAGAAGTTGGATTCTTATACAATCCTACTGCACAGACACTTTCTGATTCAACTCAGCTTAGAAATCCAAGACACATTGCAGATGCAACTTGGTCCAGTAATACTGCAAATATAATTACTGAGATTCCTCACGATCTTACAATTGGTTCTGAAGTTGAAATTCTTAATATCACCAGTACCAAAAACACTACTGGTGTTGCAAACTCCGCATTTAATGGAACATTTGCGGTTGCTGGTATTAGTAGTACCAAGCACTTTAGTGTTTCTCTGACAACTGACCCCGGAACATTTACAAATAATACTTCTAATAGAACAACTTCTCTTCCATACTTTAAGAAAAAGAAAACTTCTGGAACGTTCTACATCTATAGAACTCAGGAGATTCAAGAGTATATTCCAAATCAACGAGATGGTATCTATCACCTGTTAGTTCTCAACTCTTCTAACTCTCCTACAGTTGATCCGTTTACATCTTCTAGATTCTCTCAACCAATTCAATCTCTGTATCCACAGTTGAACAGAGATAATCCAAAGTCTGACCCACAAGCAGCACGTTCATTTGCAGTTTCGAATAATATTGGTCAAGTTGTTATTAATGAACCACAAAATTCTATCACTAAAGAAACTGTAAGTAATCAACTGGTAGATTATGGTGTTGGTATTGGACTTACTGATATTTCTTCTGGCGCTGCTGGAACCACTCATACTATTCACACCACTCTTGACCACGGTTTCAATAGAATTACTGGACTGACGATTACTAGTGCTGGTAGTGCTTATGTTAATGGTAACTATTATAATGCACAGTTAGTTGGTTTTGCTGGTTCTACCACTGGTTCTCACGCAACTGCAAGAATCACTGTAAGTGGTGGAGTAATTTCTTCCCTGAAGATTATTGACGGTGGTAGTGCATATGGTGTTGGTAATACACTTTCTGTTGTTGGTGTTGGAACTACAACTGGCAATACTGGAGCAGTTCTGACTGTTAGCGGCATTTATAGTAACATTGGTGATGTTGCAAGTGTCAGTGATATTGCTCCAAGTAGTTTTGGTCAATATAATACTCTCTATAGAATTACTGATGTTGATGGACCAAAAGCAATCTCTGTTGCTTCTGCATCAACAATTTCTCCAGCATATACCACGGGTATTGGTGCAACTGCAACAAGTGGCAACTTAATTCTGACTGGCAAATCTTATAACATTCAGTCTTTCGCATACAATAATACTGTAGGAATTGCAACTATCACTACTCTTGATCCTCATGGATTGAAGGTTACTGACAAGGTATTGATTGGTGGATTTGATGACAACTTCTTTAATAAGAATCTAGTTGTCAAGACTATTGCTTCTTCAACATCATTCACTGTTAATTCTGGAATTAGCACTGTCGCTCATGGCACTGCAGGAAATGGTTTTGTATACCCAACTTCATATGCTTCTGCTGGTGGTGCAGTTGTTCCTGCAAATGAAAGCGCGAGTGGCAGAGTTGTTTCAACTTATGCAGGTATTACTACAACAATTTCCGGTGGTATAACTGCAAATAGCGCAACAATTTCTATTACAAACGTAACAAACTTTGACCTTAACATTGGTGATTACTTACTAATTGATAATGAAATTGTAAGAATTAAGTCCACTGTTACTGCAAACCCAGTAAGTGTGTTCAGAGGACTTTTAGGAACAGATCAGACAGTACATAATTCTGGTGCTGTCGTTAGAAGAATCAATCCAAGTCCAGTTGAATTACGTAGAAACTCCTTTATTCGTGCTTCTGCCCATACGTTTGAATATCTTGGGTTTGGTCCAGGTAACTACTCTACTGCTTTCCCAGAAAGACAAGATAGAAATATCAGTCCACAAGAAGAAATTCTTTCACAGTCTATAAAGAGTGATGGTGGTATTACAATCTTCACTGCGATGAATGCTGATGGAGATTTCTATACTGGTAATAAGAAAGTTAATTCTGCAACTGGACAGGAAGAAGTCTTTGATGCTCCTGTTCCAACAGTAACAGGAGAAGATCCTGGTGTTGGCGGTGTTAATATTGGATTTGATGTTCTTTCTCCACTAGAAGCTTCTATTAGTCGTTCACTTAGAGTAGAAGGTGGACCTGATAATAATATTATTTCTGAATTTGATGGTCCATTAATCATCAACAACAAACTTACTTCAACTTCCGCAAAGGGCATTGAAGCAAATTCAATCTTCTTACAAGGAGATACGACTGTTTCTAGAAAGTATTCTGTTGGTCTTGGCACTCCTGTATTAGCAGGAAACGCTGGAGATATTGTTTATAATGGAATTCCTGCATCTAGCAACTATGCTGGATGGATTTACACTACCAATAATGAGTGGGAAAACTTCGGATATATTGGAAATTTTGAAGATGCAAGAGTTGGATTTGCTTCTGAAAGAAATTTCCTTGGAGTCACAACTATGTTGGACTTCCGCTCTGGTATTGGTGCAACTATCAGAACCGAGTATAATCAAACCGCAGGTGTTGGAACCGTCTTTGTAGATGCATCTCCATTAAATGTTGGTGTTTCTACTGGTATTGGACTGTCGAAGACCTTTGTTGGTGTTGCAACAGAAATTAACTTTGTTGGACTTGGTATTACTATTTCTGCAGTTTATAATTCTTCAGGTATTGCAAGTGTCACCTTTGATGGAACAAATGCAGGATCTGGATCACCTGGTATGCCTTTGAATTCTATTCAATATAATAACAGTGGGTTCTTTGCTGGAAATAGTAGTTTTACCTTCGATGGAACTGATGTCTTTGTAGGAAACTCTATTGGTATTAATTCATCTACTCCTAATGCAAAACTTGATATTGTTTCAACAACAACCGAAGCACTTCGTATTAAATCCACTAGTGGTTCTGGAAACATTGTAAGAGTTGATAATACTAGTAGTGATACAACACCATTTATTATTGATATTAATGGAAGTGTTGGTATCAATACTGTCACTGCTAATACTGCTCTTGATGTTAAAGGAACTGCATCAGTAGATAGGGTTTGGATTTTTGAATCTAATAGAAGTAACTATGTCGGACTCCAAGTTCCAACACTTTCTGCAAACTATGCTCTAACATTACCAGCAGTAGTTGGAACTGCAAATAGCATTCTTCATACAACTGGCGGGGGAGTTCTTGATTGGGTATCACCCAACACAGTTGTAACAGGTGTTATTAGTACCACGGATGATATTTCCGAAGGTTCTACTAACCTCTTCTATACTGATGAAAGAGCACAAGATGCTATTGGTGCTGCAATCAATGCAGGTATCCAAACAGGTATCACCATCACTTATGATGATACCGGCAATGCTTTCAACTATAATGTAGAACCAGGAGCACCTTATCCATTCACGACACGCGGGTTCAATATGCCTTATTGATTAACCCGCTTCGGGAATAACCACTATATTATACGCTGCAATGGTTATAACCCCTGCAGATCCTACAACTGAAAATGTTTCAGTTGGTGCGATTATGAGTTCCAATGGCACACCTTCAATTTCTCCTGATTGGAAAATATCTTTTGCAAAATTTTGACTAGCGGTTGCTCCACTACCAGTGTCTCGTGTAGTTCCTGCAATACCTCTTCCGATGGTGCCGCCATAAGTTCTTATAGTGGTTGATACACCACCAAATGATACAGTAATGCTACCGAAGTCAATGGTACTACTATTAGTAAACTTCATGTAGTTAGTCACAATTCTAACATTCTGTCCAGTATTATTGGTGTATGTTACGTCACCAGTTCCGCTCAATACTTGGGATGCCATAGTTTTTATAAATTACTTTTCTAATATTTATAAATAACTAAAAAGTATCTCAAGGGGAGAGTGAACCTTGGCAGTAAATAAGAATTTCGTTGTAAAAAACGGACTAGAGGTAAACACAAATCTCATTCTTGCCGACATTGATACCAGCAGAGTTGGTATTGGAACTTCGATAGCAAATTATACTTTACATGTTAATGGTGGAATTGGTGCTACAGATTTATATGTAAGCGGAATTGCAACTTTCGCATCAATTGACGTTACGAATGATACAACATTTGTAGATTTGGATTCTACGAATATCAATGTAACAGGTATTGGTACAATTGTTAATGGTGCCATCACAAACATTACTGGTACTGCTGCTACAATAGGCAGCGTACAAATTGCTTCTGGTATTGTAACAGCAGCAAGTGGTATTGTTACTTACTATGGTGATGGTGGAAGTCTAACTGGTATTGTCGCTGGTGTTGGCGTCAGAACAGAAGGTTCAATTGCCGGTTATGGAATTACTTTCCTTGACTTTAGGGGAGCAGGTGTTTCTACAATCACTGCTCCAGTTTCTGGTATCACCACAATTAACATCACTGGTGGCGGTGGCGGCGGTTCTATTAGTATTAGTACAACTGCACCGCCTACCCCTAGCGGCGGTGACCTTTGGTATAGTCCAGACCGCGCTAGAACTTTCATCTATTATGATGAAAGTGAAGTTGGATATGGAACATCAAAACAATGGATCGATGCTTCACCATTCAATGTAGGTGTTTTAACAGGACACTCTATCTCTGTTGCGGATCTTACTGTTACTAATAATGCAACTATAAGTGGAATTCTGACAGCAAGTCTTGGATCTTTAGATCTTGGTGCTGGTTCTTTAGATGTTGGTAATATTATTTCCAGTGGTATTATTACTGCAACTTCTGTAACTGTTGGATCTGCTGTAACTGCCAATTCAACTGGTATTATAGTTGTTGGTGTTGTTACTGCAACTTCATTTGTTGGTTCTTTAAGTGGAACTGCAACTAATGCAACAAATATTACTCTTGCTGATGAAAGTTCTGATACCACTTGTTTTCCTCTATTTGCTACAGATGCGACGGGCAATCAAGCACCAAAAACTGATGCAAGTGCATTAACTTACAATGCTGCTACTAGTACACTTTCAGCAACAACATTTAGTGGTAATGCAACCACATCAACCACGGCAACTAATGCAACAAACATTACTCTTGCCGATGAAAGTTCTGATACAACTTGCTTTCCTTTATTTGCTACAGTTGCAACAGGAAACCAAGCACCAAAGACTGATGCAAGTGCATTAACTTATAATGCTGCTACTGGTCAGTTGACTGTTATAGATTTAAATGCAACTTCTGATATCAACTTAAAGAAAGATATTGAAGTTATTACCGATGCCACTGATTTAATTAAAAAACTGAATGGTGTTAGATTTACCTGGAAAGTGAATGATAGAAAGTCTCTTGGGGTCATTGCACAAGAAGTAGAAGAGTTATTTCCTGAACTTATTTCTGAAAGAACAGACACAGGAACTAAATCTGTTAATTATAATGGTTTAGTTGGTGTTCTGATTGAAGCAGTGAAAGAACTCTCTACAAGAGTGGAGGAGTTGGAGAAGAAACAATTATAAATACAATATAGTTAACGCCTAGTGGAGACACGAAAATGGCCATTAAGATATCAGGAACTACTGTTATTAATGACAGTAGGGTCCTATCAATTGCTTCCGTTTCTAGTATCGCAAGTCAAGCACAAGCAGAGACTGCTACCAATAATGATCAAATTATGACCCCTCTCAGGGTTAAACAAGCAATTGATGCTAATTCATCGGGTATTGGTGAAGGGAAGGTATACTTTTTAGGTGCTAGATAATAAATGTCAGTTAATATTAGTAAACTTATGTTCAGGAGTTTAAAGTAAATGGCTAACGGAAGATTAGGATTTAAGTGTATTCCGGCATACTCATCTTGTGAGATTTATCAAAATAGTTCTGGTAGTCAAGCTTCAATTTCAATTGGTGCTCAAGGACTGAATGCTTCTGTAAATAATACAATCAGTGTTGCAGCAGGTACGACTGCATATTGTTTAGTATCCAGTCAAAACGAAGCAGTAGGTACTAACTGTTTCAAAGATACTAGTGCAATTACCGTTGCTGGTACGGGACAAACCGATCCTCATGGCGCATGGATACAATCATCCACTGCAATTGGCGGAACGGTATCTACAAGACCAACTAGTTTCATGAACCCTAATGGAACTAGAACTTCTATCGCAGGCACTGCACTTCTATCACCAGCTCCATATGGTGGTAGTGAACGTATTTTGCCTGGTGAGGATATGTTTGCCGATCGTTCTGAGATTACGAATGGTGCGGACAGGATGGTTCATAAAGATGCATTCATGACATTCGATTGTCATGGGATTAGACCATTATTTATTGGTTCTAAAAACTTTTGCTGTTGCTGTGAATTTGCAGGAGCAATGTTTATAAATCCACAGTGCGACTGCGCTGGTGCTAATTTTGGTTATGGGGATGTGAATGTTAGTTCGCCATGTATGATTTATCATCAAAGTTTTTCATATTTCTCCACTCCCACTGCTTGCACTGAGTGTAGTCTATATGCGATTAATAGTTATGCTCCACCTTTTTATATAAAAAATGCAGGTGAAGTGTGCATAGGAACTGCTGCCGTCTGCCTGGTTTGCCGGTGCGGCGGGGCAGAGAGTGGCACTTTGCAACCACCAGTTGTCGGATTTTTTGCAGGGTGCTGTGGACAAGTCGGAACAGCTAATGGTACATACCTTTGTGCGCTCAGAGTATTTGCTGGAGGATGTTGCTGTGCTGTAAGCACTTGCTTCTTTGGATTTCGAGATTTAATACCCTGTTGCTGCTTGGGTACATGCAAGAACCGTCTAGCAGTTGCACTTAGTGTGTGCGGAGATGGCGTAATGGCGTGCAATCAACCTTGTTGTAATCTGGGTACATCAAATCTTATGTCTCCGTATGGAGTTGCAAGAGCAGCAACTTATGGTGAATCATTATTTGCAATGAAAACTTGTGGCGGAGTTACGAGATACCTTAGTGCATATCCTGGTTGTCAATTTCAGCAACAACTGAGCTTATGCTCCTGTGTAAATTGGGAAGTGTTAGATATTGCTGTTCCAGACTCATCTGGATGTGAATATCCAATTAAGTACCTTGCATATAATCCCAAGGTCTCTGTTGAAAAAACTTACTTTATGGTAAGATCGTCGAAACAAGCTAACTGTGGAATTTTCGAATATAAGTTTGCAGATTATATTGGTGAGGGCCTCTGCACCGGCACTTGTATTTGTACTCAAGAAGGGACAGAAAATCAAAATGCATTCTTTAAAAGGACTACAGTTACGGACAGTCCTTATATTGAGAAAGTTGCAGACTTCCCATCAGTAATGACTGCAACTAAATATATAACTCCATTGATGTGTGTTGGGTGTCTTTATAGAATGTCTCCAAAAGCAAATCCGTTCTGGTCAATTACAGTTTATAATCATGATACTACAGAATGGGATAGATTTACAACAGAAGATTTGATTAGTTGGAAATCTGTTGCACCAGACTTTACGTGGAATGTTAGTACTACATTTAAATATGAAACCTTTGATAATTGCTTAAGAACCAGTTGCAACAATTTTAACGATGTTGTTCCAAAGTGTGGATATTTTGACTTTGGTGTAAGTACAAATAACTATGAAAGAACTGGTGTTGTAATTTCAGATGGTGAAAGTGTTATTGTTAATAATGATACAACTGAAGGTCTCGCCGCTCAAGTTTGGGGGTATGAAGGATGAGTAGATTTTTAAGAAGCGCAGGTTCTAGTGGTGGTGGTGCCACTTATGGAGACAGTAATGTTTGCACTCTCCTTCCATCTTATACTGGTACACTTACTGCAGGCGATGGAACAAACATTTGTTGTATCAGAACTGATTGGGAGTTGATATGTGAATGCAATGGTATAGATGAATGTTATGGCACTTGTGTTGAATTTACATTTCCAAGCACTGCAGATGCAGATAATTGCAAATTTACTGCGTATAAATTGGAAGTGAATGGTTTATATGGCCAGGCTACTGCTGCAATGAATCTGTCCATGAAAATTGGAAATAAGGATTGCTATTGCACTTGCTGTTCGGGGTTTTATAAGTATGAGGGCGATCCAGCTCCCACTTCTCTTGGTTTTACCCAAGCATTATGTTTTCATTGTATCAAAGTGACCGGGACCGCATGTTGGCAGGGTGGAAATTATGTAGGATGTTTTGCTAGGTTTCCTTTCTTACCTGCATGTAATCCAAGTGCAGGTTTTGGAGTATGTTTTTCAACTTGTACGTGGTCTGTTTGTCAAGAGATACACACTAATGGGTGGGAAAATTGTCTCTGCAGGACTTGCTGGGAAGAGTTTTGTAAGGTAGCATTGGATTATGGCGGTAGTTGCATTATATGTCACTGCGGTTCATTTAGAATATATGGTAAGAGACTTCGCTCATCGGCATATAGTGGATACACTCAATCCTAATACACTCAACTGATATAATAATCAAATGGCAACTTACAATTTAGACGGTTCTATCAGTAGAACTAGAAATGTACAAAATGAACTAGAAGCACAATCACTTGGATATGGTTATGATATTGAAAGATCTACAGTTGATCTTCGATACTATAGAGATTCTCTCTTATCACAAACTGATTGGAGAGTTGTAAAAGCATCAGAAACAGGTGTTGGTATTTCTAGTGATTGGAAAACTTATAGACAAGCACTTCGTGATTTACCTTCACATAATCGTGCTCCAAATAAGTTTATGATTGCAGATTGGCCATTATCTCCAGATGAATCACAGTATCCAGGAGATGCAATTCGATATATCGCAGAAGTAAGAGATCCTGTTGGTCTCGGAACTACATCATGGGTTGGATTAACCACTACGGGTGATTATTATCTACAAGATATTCCAGAGTCTTAAGAATAAGGCGGATATCCGAAGGGTGGTTGCAAAACCACCCTTTTTGTTTTAAAATAAATAAGTGAAATGAATCACATTAAAGGTTTGGTTTTATTTTATGAAAAGAAGAAAGGTGTTCGCCATTGACGGTGGAGCGGGACGGGCTATTGCCGCAATACCAGCACTAAAAAAATATGCAAGAAACCATCCTGACGAAGATTGGGCAGCGATTGCTTTCGGTTGGGATACTTTATTTTGGGGTATTCCAGAACTTCAAGACAGAGTTTATAGTTCTGATGTAAAAGGAATCTTTAAAAACTTATTAAAAGATTCTGACATTATTACTCCAGAACCTTATAGAATCTGGGAATATTTCAATCAAAAGTGTTCTCTTGTAGAGGGTTTTGATAAACTTATCAACGAAACAGAAGATCATTCTGACCTTGGAGTTCCAGAGTTAGTTTTAAGCAAAGGAGAAGAAAAGAACGCCTCTAATATTCTTACAGAAGTTAAAAATAAACAAAATAAAAATCTTACTATTGTAATTCAACCTTTTGGTAGGTCAGCAAGAATTGATAATGGGGATATTATTGATGACAGTAGTAGATCTTTGGAACCAGGAGTCTACTATAAACTTGTAAAAAAACTCTCTCAAAAGTATAATATTGTTTTTATGGGAGAAGGTGAATATGCACAGTTAATTTCTCAAGAGGATCAAATTAGTGCCAAACTACAGATGGATCTCCGTGGTTGGGCTTCAATTATTGAGGGGTGCGATTACTTTATTGGTTGTGATAGTGTTGGTCAACATATGGCACGAGCATTTAATAAACCAGGAACAGTTATTCTTGGTTCAACACATGCAGTAAACATTACATATCCAGATCATTTTCAGATTATTGAAAATGAAAACGTAGAGAAAGAATACTCACCAATTCGTATTTGTGGTTTAGATTCACATCTAGCAGATCGTAAGAATGATAGATGTATGGAATTTAGTGATAAAGATGTTGATAACATCTACGAAGCAATTGTAAAAGATATTAAGGAGAAAGTAAAATGACTTACAACGTATTAGCAATCAATCCTGGACATAATGGTTCTGCTGCCCTTGTATCTGATGGTAAGTTAGAACTTTATATTGAAGAAGAAAGAATGACTCGTCAAAAATATGACGGTAATCCCTTTCGTGCAATGATGTATATTATGGATAGTTATTTCATTAATGAACTTATTATTGCAGGAACTGGACAAGAAAATCATCGTCTTCCCTGGACTGGAGAAGATTCTTATGGTGCTCTAGTTAGAAAGTATTATCCTAATGTAAAAATCTCTAGAGTTGGATCAAAACATCATGACGGTCATGCGTACAGTGCGTTCTACAATTCTGGTTTTGAAACAGCAGCTGCGGTCATTGTTGATGGTAGCGGTAGTATCTTTAACTTTAGATTTTCTCATGATCCAAAAGATAGTATTGAGGCATTTGAAACTGAAACAATTTACAAGTGCTCTTATGATGAAATTAAAGCAGTTCATAAGATTGGAGCAAATAATGGTATTCCCCATATTGATGCACCAGACTCTCAAATTGATGGCACTGTAACTACCGTAAAAGCATACGAAGCAGTATCAGAATATCTTAATTTTGGATTTATTGATGCAGGAAAAACTATGGGTCTTGCACCTTATGGTAAAGAAGATCCAAATATTCCAAATCTCTTCTATAAAGATACTGGAAGAGGTGATAAAAATGTTTTTATGCCTCATTATCCAGCAGGAGCACTTATTGATTCTGAACGAATTCCTTATCTGAAGAAAACTGAAGATTCAAGAGATTGGCATCATAATCCTTCAAAAGTTACAGATGCTGCAAAAAATCTTGCATGGAAAGTTCAACAAGAAACGCAAGAAAGAGTTGGCGATTTAATTGAGAAGGCAGTAGATATTACTGGCGAAGAGAATATTGTTATCTCTGGTGGTTATGGTCTAAACTGTGTTGCAAATTATTATTTCAAAGAAAGGTTCCCCGAACTTAATATCTTTGTTGACCCAGTAGCACATGATGGCGGAACTTCTATTGGTTGGGCAAAGCATAACTCATATCAGCATTGTAAAAATCAAAACCTTGATTTTGAAACTGATCCATTGACTACTCTTTATCTTGGACCAGACTACGAGTACACTGTAGAAGACTTGAAGTATTTCAAAGATATTGAAATGTCTGATGCAGATAATGCTTCTATCGCTAAACTGATTAGTGAGAAGAATATTGTCGCAATGTTCCAAGGAAGATCAGAAGCAGGTCCTAGAGCATTAGGCAATCGTTCTATTCTTTATGACCCCACAGATACCAATGGCAAAGACTTTGTTAATAGTGTGAAAGGTCGTGAATGGTTCCGTCCCTTTGCAGGAACTGTACTCAAAGAACACGCTAGTGAGTGGTTTGACCTTCGTGGTATGGATGAAACTCCATATATGATGTATGCAGTAGAACTTCAAACAAAAGCGATTGGAGAACTTCCTGCTATCACTCACGTCGATGGAACATGTAGAGTTCAGACAGTAACTGAAGAACAAAATAAAAACTATTATGATTTAATTAACGAGTTCTACAAATTATCTAATGTTCCTATATTGTTCAACACAAGTTTCAATCTTGGTGGCGAACCACTAGTTGAAACTCTTCAAGACGCGATCAACACCTTGAGGAATAGTAAGATTGAATATCTTTACTTCCCAGAAATGGGTAAGTTAGTAACACTTAAGAATGTAGAAGAGACAACTGAAGAGTAATAAAAAAGGAGGGATAAAACCCTCCTTTTCTTATAGTGAATTTGCAAAGTCTAACAGACTATCAAAGACTTGAACATCTTTATATTTGGTGTCAAATGCTTTGAGATATTTCTTTTCAGTATCTGCACCTCTTCCCGTTCTTACAAGAACTGGAGTTGATTTTGCTTTGATTGCCATTTTGATGTCTTCAATAGTATCACCAACATAATATCCTTTTGAGAAATCAACTCCTACTTCATTTTTTGCTTTATTCAACATACCAATGTTTGGTTTTGCAAAAGTATCTTGAGACATATCAGATGTATTGTAATAGAAACCATCTATAGAGAAGATACCTGCTTGTCCAAATTGTTGCATCATGTATTGCATAACACCTTGCACATCTTGTTGAGTCAATAATCCTCTTTGAATGTTGGGTTGATCCGAAAACAATATTACTCTATGACCGATAAGACGAAGTTTGCGGATTGCTTCTAATGAACCAGAAATAAACTGAACGTCTTCGCGTCTTTTGATTACATTCTTCCACTCATTAATCACCCCATCTCTATCAATCCCAATCACAGATTTAGTAAATATGGATGGCCAATCCTCGGGCGAATATTGAGATTGTTGGTTCATAAAAGGAGAACCTTCTTGCTGCGGTTGTGTTGCAGACACTGTTTTAGTTTGATATCTTCCCATTATTATGCTATTATTTCTATACCAATTGTAGATTATATATTTAAATAAATCAAGAGGCATTATGATTATACTTGGACTTTAATGAAAATATCATTTGTCAATGGTTGTTTCGATGTTCTTCATCCAGGACACATTGAACTCCTAAAATATGCTAAATCTCTTGGGGATTATCTTATTGTTGCCATAGATACAGATAAGAAAGTTGCAGAAATGAAAGGTCCAACACGACCTATTTTTTCACAATATGATAGAGAACTGATGCTTACGTCAATTCGTTATGTTGATGTCGTTCATATGTTTGATAGCAAACAAGAATTGGAAGAGTTGTTAGAATCCATCAGTCCAGATATACTGGTGGTAGGTTCTGACTGGAAAGGAAAAGAAGTAGTAGGTTCACATTATGCAAAGGAAGTTCGGTTTTTCAATAGACTCGGAGACTACTCCACCACAAAAACCATTCAAGGTATTACTTATCGGTGATAGTTGTATCGATGAATATGTTTATGGAACTGTTAATCGATTAAATCCAGAAGCACCTGTTCCAGTTTTAGATTACATCAGAACAGAAACAAGAAAAGGCATGGCATGGAATGTTCATGCTAATCTACTTTCTTTTGGCATTGATATTACGATGATTACTAACGATGAGAACATCGTAAAGACACGATATATTGATGAGAAGTCTAATCAGCAGATTTTAAGAGTTGATACTGAAAATAATATCAAACCCTTCAAAGGTAATATGCCTGAGGGTGATTTTGATGCACTTGTTATATCTGACTACAACAAAGGATTTATAACATCTAAACGACTATTTGAGTTGGTCGAGTGGTTTGATGGCCCAATCTTTATTGATAGTAAGAAAACAACTCTACCTATAGATGATGCGTATATTAAAATTAATGACTATGAGTATTCAAGATTGGAATATAAAGATCATCCAAACCTTATTATTACAAGAGGTTCAAAGGGTGCAGAATATAAAGGTAAGTTATATCCAGGCGAAAAGGTGAGTGTATATGATGTTGTGGGTGCTGGAGATACTTTCCTTGCCACACTTGCCTACGGATACCTAACTTATGGTAGAATAGAAGATGCAATACCTTTAGCAAATAAATCTGCTGCAATAGCAGTATCACATACAGGAACTTATGTACTTAACGGAGAAGATGTAAATGCGATATGTAGTTGATATTGATGGAACTATCTGCACTCCTGGTCCTACCGAAGAGATGCGATATGAACAGGCAATGCCGATTCAGGATAGAATTGACAAAATAAATAAACTATACGACGAAGGTCATACCATCGTTTATCTTACTGCCAGAGGAATGGGTCGGTATAATAATAATGCTGATCTGGCAAAGAAAGAATTCTATGAATTTACAGAGATACAACTAAGTTTGTGGGGATGTAAGTATCATCAGTTATTTCTTGGAAAACCATCCGCAGATTATTACATTGACGACAAAGGGGTACACTCCGATGACTTCTTCACAACCTAGAGCAGGAGAACCAATTAAGTATGTCCCAAAAGGATGGGGATACGAAAAATGGATTGCAAACTCTGAAGATTATTGTGGTAAATTACTTTATATCGTAAAAGATAAAAAGTGTTCTTGGCATTATCACATTAAAAAAGACGAAGTATTCTACATTCAAAGTGGTAGGATACGAATTTGCTATGGATGGAATGATGACATTGAGTTATCTACCATAGAAACATTAGAACGTGGAGATAAGTTCCACGTTCCAGTTGGTATGAGACATCAAATGTATGCTCTAGAAGATACAGAGTTGTTTGAATTTAGTACAGAACACTTTGACTCTGATAGTATTCGTGTTATTCAAGGAGATACTCTTTGATAGTTTTGAATTTATAATCACCCCATTCTTTTTTAGCACAAGTATAAGTTTGATACTTACTTTTTAGGTGCTCGGGGAATGGGATGTATTCAATTTTTCCAAAATAATGTTCTGCGACACACTCTGCAACATGTTGAAAACTCACTGGGTTGCTGGTTCCAAGATCATAAATGCCAGAACCTTTATCATTATCAAGAACAATTTTGATAATATCTCCAACCCAAATAAAGTCTCGTAAAAATTTATCAGAACCTTCAAACAATTCAAGTTTACCAGTTTCTTCAACTTGTTTTGCAAACTTACTTACGGGACTTGCTTGGTCTCCTTTATTATCTTCAGGTGTTCCATAAACATTGAAGTATCTAAATCCTTGAATAAGAGGAAATCTATCCATATTATCTTGAACCCAATAATCAATAGTCACTTTGGATAGTGCGTAATAATTAAGTGGATTGATGATGCCTTGTTCGTTTCCATATACGGAAGCGGATGAGGCATATTTTACTGGAATATTATACTTTGCTGCTTTCTCAAATAACCATTGACTAAATTCAATATTGTTAGAGAATATTTTTTTTAGGTTAGTTTCTACAGTTGAAGATATCGCACCTTGATGAAGGATAAGTTCCACTTCATCCCATTTTTTAAATGTTGCTCTAAAATTTAGGTAATTATTCTCTTCTATTTTAATTACTGTTTTTCCTCTTTGCTCTAAATGAACTAAAAAGTTAACGCCAATAAATCCCTTTGCGCCAGTAAGAATAATCATATAAAATATCTTTCAGATAAAATTATATAGTACCATATTTTTGCAGGTATTTCAAACCTGATAAATAATAAAAAAATACCGCGAATATAATGTCTCAGACAAAGGCACAATTAGTAGGTGGTGTTGGTCTTTCCACCGCAAATAGTTTAACAGTTCATAATGGGTTAGCGGTCACTGGTGTTGTCACCGCTACTAGTTTTAGCGGTAATGGGGCTGGTTTAATTGGTCTTGCCAATACTGCTTTTATTAACGCAGAACAAGTCACTGTGATTGGTCTTGTTACTGCTACCACGTTTGATGGTGATGTTGTGGGCAATATTACTGGTGTTGCCGCCACTTTTACTGGCAATGTTACTGTTGGTGGAACATTAACTTATGATGATGTAACCAATGTCGATTCTATTGGTGTTGTCACCGCAAGAAGCGGAATTCAATTTGGACTTGCTGGTGTTGGCGGTTCTGTAAGTGGCACTGGAAATGCAAATTTCGTTGGTATTGTAACTGCAACTTCATTAGATGCTTCGATTGCTTTCTGGACTCTTGGAGCAAGTGGCACTGATCACTATACATTCACTGGACCTGGCGATTTAAGTGGTGATACTGATCCTGATTTACAACTTATCAGAGGACAAAAATATATCTTCAAGAATAGATCTGGAGGACACCCATTTAGAATTCAGAGCACACCAAATGGTTCAGCAGGAACAGCATATAATGATGGTGTTACAAATAATGATGCAGGTAATGGAACTGATCTGATATTTGATGTTCCATTTGATGCACCTTCAATTCTTTATTATCAGTGTACCTCTCACGGAAATATGGGAGGACCTATCTACGTTGGAAGTAGTTCAAGCGGTTTTATTACCGCAAGAACGGGTGTAAGAATTACTAATGGTGGTCTTATCGTTACAGCTGGTATTTCTACAATAGGTGCAGGAGTAAGTGTAACTGGACCTTATAAAGAAAACATCACTGCAATGGGTGCATTGGAGATTGATTGTTCACAAGGAAACTACTTTACAAAGACTATTAGTGGTAATAGCACATTCACCTTTGCTAATGTACCAACAGGTTGTGCATATGCATTTACATTAGAACTGACACACTCAAGTGGAACTGTAACTTGGCCAGCATCGGTTAAGTTCCCGGCAGATACAGCACCAACACTTACAACAGGTAAGACACACTTGTTTATTTTTTCTACTTCTAGTGGTGGCACCAGATTTAGAGGTTCATCATTAGTAGATTACGTTAATTGATATGAGTAACTTAACAAGAACACTGATGATGGGTGCTGCTGGAGCATCTGGAGACAAGGTTTACGTTGACGACGTATTTTCAACGTTTTTGTATGAAGGAAATGGGACAAGCCAAACGATAAATAACGGCATTGATGTGAGCGGCGAAGGTGCCTTGGTGTGGATCAGAAATAGAAATGCAAGTTCTGGGGCTGATCACATATTTACTGACACTGAACGCGGCACTAATACAGTTCTTGAAAGCAATAGAGCCCGTGCAGCGCAAACAAAGACGGACATGATTACGTCTTTCACGTCAACTGGTTTCGCTGTTGCTGATAATGGGCACGTTAATGAAAATAACGATGATATTTGCTCCTGGACATTCCGCAAAGCGCCTGGATTCTTTGATGTTGTTACTTATACAGGAAATGGGGCAGATAGAGATATAACCCACAACCTAGGTTCAGAACCTGGCAGCATCTGGATTAAAAGAACAGATAATTCTGAAAGCTGGATCGTTTATCACCGAAATTTGCATTCAGGTGGGGGTTCAGGTACTACAGAAAATTTTGCAAAACTTGAGCTTGAAAGCACTGGTGGTCAATTTGGCGGTACACGTCTTTGGGGTTCAGGCACTGGCGAAGATCATACGGCGGCGACCTTTCATGTCTCTGGGAATGGATCTGTTAATACCAATGGCGGAACTTTTGTCGCTTACCTTTTCGCCCACGACGATCAATCGTTTGGCGAGGATGGTGACGAGTCGATTATTAAGTGTGGGAGTTATACAGGTACAGGCACGGGTGGTGGTGATCCTATCAATACCATCACTTTAGGTTTTGAACCGCAATGGGTGCTGATAAAAAGCACCAGTGCCTCTGGCAACTGGCTAATGCTTGACACAATGAGAGGTTTTAACACGATTGGACAGAATGATAATTATTTAATGGCCGACTTAAATTCGCAAGAGTATTCGCATACATATGGAGGCGTCACGCCAACTGGATTTCAACTAAAAGAAGCAGATCACAATGCAAACTCAAGCGGCGTCAATTACACCTACATCGCAATCCGCCGTCCGCATAAGCCGCCTGAGGCTGGAACGGAAGTATTTAAACCAGAATTGCTTACATCGTATACACAAACCTCTACGCCTGGTTTTGCGCCAGATTTGGTATTGCAAAGACCTGTGAGAAGCGGCTCTTATTCATTTTTTGTTGGTAGCAGACTTACTGGAAATGGTAAGTATCTTGTTACTGGCGCTGGTAGCGCCGAAGGTTCATTTACTTCTTGGAAGTTTGATGCTCCAACAGGTAAATTCACTCAAACCCTTACTACAGGATCGACGAGCGGTGGCATTCAGCATTTCTTCAAACGTGCTTTGGGGTTCTTTGATGTTGCTGCATACACTGGCACAGGTAGTACAAAAACTGAATCCCATAATCTTGGTGTTGCCCCTGAGATGATGTGGGTAAAACGTAGAAGCGGTTCTGTTAATTGGGCTGTATATTATGGGGATAATACAGATTATTTAATTTTAAATAGTAACGCGGATTCAATTGATAACCATGAACTTTGGAATGACACTTCGCCAACTGCGTCTGTATTTACCGTTGGACCTGACAATGACGTAAACGCTAATAACGAAACTTATATTGCTTATTTGTTTGCAAGCTTACCCGGCGTATCAAAAGTAGGCACTTTTAGTGGAACTGGTAATGACATTAACGTTGATTGTGGGTTTACGGCAGGCGCTCGCTTTGTAATGATTAAACGTACTGACAGCTCAGGTGATTGGTACGTTTGGGATTCTGCGCGTGGAATAGTTGCTGGCAATGATCCTTATGTTCTAGTCAATAGCACAGCCGCTGAAGTTACTAATACTGATTACATCGACCCACTTAACGCAGGATTTACAGTTACTTCATCAGCCCCTGCTGCTATTAACAATAATGGCGGCACTTACTTATTCCTTGCTATTGCATAATATATGGAACTAAGGGTTAGAGAAACTGGTGAAGTCATTAGTGAAAGAGATTTACATTATAAGTATCCAAATATCTCTTTCCCTAAACCATTGACACCATATGTTATAGATACATATGGTCTTGATGCTATTCTTGAGGGACCACAACCACAAACTACTTCACCATATGAAACTGTTGTAAGACAGGGTATTGAGGAGATTAAGGGTAAATGGTTTACTAAGTATGTGATTGGTCCTATCTTCAATAATGAAGAAGATAAAGAAGCATATAGATTAAATATTGATAATCAAGCATCTGAGGGTATTAGAAATACTAGAAATAGTTTGATATCAAAATCTGATTGGATGGGTTGTTCTGATGTTATAATGAGTGATGAGTGGAGACAGTATCGTCAAGAACTGAGAGATATTACAACTCAAGAAGGTTTCCCTCATAACATAAATTGGCCTGAAGAACCAGGTCACTAGAATTACTAAATAACTAAAAAGTAATAAGATGTCACAGATTAATGTTGACAATATAAAGAGCAGAACAGTAGTTGCTGGTAGGGCAGTTTCTGCAACTAAACTGTTAATTAGTTTTGCTTGATAAATTTTTAACCCGTCAGTCACCCCTGGCGGGTTTTTTATGTGATAAATAATTGATAATAGTAAGGTAATAGGTCGCTGTGACATTAAACTTTCCAGATAGTCCAGGAATTGGGAGTATATTTACAGACACTACTTCTGGATTTAGTTATAAGTGGGATGGGACAGTATGGAATGGGTTTGTTGGACAATCGCCTAGCGAAATAAAGGTTCTTACTGATATTTCAGGTTCCTTTAATGGCGTATTGACGACATTTGCTCTGGCATATGACGGTTCTGCTGTTCATCCAGTAAACTCTTCTCAATTAAGAGTTGTTCTTGGTGGTGTTGTTCAATCAGCAGGATCTGATTATACAATAAGTACGAGTAATATCATATTTACCACAGCACCTATTGCTACACTTGATTGTACAATAACTCTTTTTGGAACTGCATTATCTCTTAGTGTTCCAGCAAATGAATCTGTAACACCTGCAAAACTTTCTACAGGTGGTCCAAAATGGAACACTAGTGGAGACGTTTACATTAGTGGTATTGCAACTGCTAATAATGGATTAGTTGTTGGTGTTGGTTTAACTCTTGGTGATAACGTTAAGTTAAATCTTGGTACTGGTAGCGATCTACAGATTGTTCATGATGGTTCAAATAGTATCATTGATGATGCTGGAACTGGGTCATTGTTTTTAAAGTCTGATACTGAAATTAAGTTTTTAAAGAGAACTGGTGATGAAAATATATTAGTAGGAACTCCAGATGGTTCTGTTGCTGCTTTCTATGACAATACAAAACGTCTTGAAACCACTGATGGTGGAGCATTAGTTTATGGAACAGTTGGTGCTGGACAAACTGCATTAGTTGTTGAAGGTGATGGTAAGTTCACTGGTATTGTTACTGCTACAAGTTTTAGTGGTGATGCAACTGGATTAACTGGAACACCAGACATAGCAGTAAGAAACATTACTGGTACTGCAGTAACATTCACTGGTGATGTTTCTATTGGAGGAACCCTTACATATCAAGATGTAACAAACGTTGATTCTGTTGGTCTCATCACTGCAAGAACGGGTGTAAGAATTACTAATGGTGGTCTTATCGTTACAGCTGGTATTTCTACGTTTGGTGCTAATGTTATTCCTGATGGTAATGGCACAAGAGACCTTGGTGCTACAGGCACTCGTTGGGCAAACCTTTACACTTCTGATATTGACTTAAGTAACGAAGCAAAAGGTGGTAATGAGGTTGATGGAACTTGGGGTTCGTATACAATCCAAGAGGGAGAGAATGATCTCTTCTTAATTAACAGGCGAAACGGCAAGAAATATAAGTTTGTCTTGCAGGAAATTTCCTGATTTAAATAAAAATATTTTAGGAGGACATATAAATGGCACCAATTTTCGTCGGACCAACTGATGATAATTCTAAAATCAGGGATAATAGAGTTGGATTTGCAATAAGCACAGCAAATCCAGGAAGTGCATCAGAAGGTGATGTATATTTCAATAGTTCTGATAGTGGTTTAAGAGCATATGATGGAAGTGCTTGGAGTGCTGTAGGTGCTGGTGGTGGAACTTACAGTGGTATTGCATCAGGAGCAATATCCAATGGTGATCCAATTATAGTTGGCACTGGTGGTACTTTGGGGATT